GGCCTGACTCAAACCCGCGTGGCGTGGGGCCCCGGCCACAGGACCCAGCATGTTTTATGCTGTTTTCGCGTTGCATAAACTGCCTTGTTTTGTGCTGTTTTAGCAACCGAACAGAAACACGGCTACTTTTACGTGTGTTCATGATGGCCGGATGACAAATCAGCAAGAAACATGCTGTTTTGTGATGCTGACTTGTCTGTGGCGTAACTGAGCCTCTGGCCGGCCAGCATCGGTCACGCTGGCTTAAACTGCTCGAAGTACGGGATGTACGCAACCGCCGCACCCTTGGTGATGGTGTCGCAGTTGACATCCGAGTGAATCATGACGCTCGGCAGCGATCCGCCTGCGAAGTTGGGGACGACGACGCCGAGGGGGCTGGACACCTTGGCCACCGCATCGAGTGCGCCGCCGTCGAGCCAACCGTCCGTGTCCCCCGGGGAAGCTACCCCGAGGTCAAACGACAGGGACGCCGTGTTTCCCGCGTTGTCGAACACGGCCGTGACGTCCGCGTACCCGCCGAGCCGCACTGCACCTACGGGTAGAGCGGCCGCGAAGTCGATGGCCCCGTCGGTCACAGCCCCGATGGCAGCCACCTGGGCGAAGCCGAATGCCAGGCTCGCGACCTTGACGCGGTAGGGGCCGAGCTCTCCGAGCACCGCCTCGAGTGTCCGTGTACGAGGTCAGTTCGAAGAAGACACGTGAATCCACACAGAGGACGAAAGCTCGACGATCGTAGCGGTGCCCGAGCCCAGCGGCTCCTTCGACAGGACCAAGATTCTCGATTCGTCACTGGCCTTTCCCAGGTAAAAGCGATAGCCGAGCAGCGCGATCACGGGGTTCACGTAGAAGATCTACTCGGGGAGCGATTGCCCCGTTTCAGACGAATCGGCCATGGTGAACGATTCTTCCATGGCTCAACCGGCGCCGGGAAGCCGTCGAAGGCAGATCGGAAGGTCGGCGAGGAGTGCCGCCAGAAGCGTGGTGGTCGCGAAGTATCCCGCGTACCGACCCGATAGGATTCGGACGATCTTCGCCAGATCTGCGTTCCCGGCCGGGTCCGGTGAAAGACAGTGCTGGACCCCAAGGAGGCCTTCGTTTGCCATGGTGGTTGTCGTCCTACGCGAGCTTTGCCCGCTTGAGTTGTCGGAGGAGCTCGGCCGCCGCGTATCGTGGGAAGCGCCTCTGGACCTTCGCAACTGCCGGTCCGAGAGTCGGGTGCGGGGGCACCTTCACGCCGGAATGCGCCAGGCTCCAGATCAGCTGGATCTTACCCCGCTTACCCTTCGGGATCTGCGCGATTCCAGTGCCCTTTCCGAGCTCGAGGAACGCGTACTTGGTGCCCTTGCGCCGCGCCTGCTGGATGGCTGCCGCGTTGCGCTGCTTGCGGCTCCCGCCCGGGCGTTGCTGCAGCGTGATGGCACCGAGCTTATACCTAGCCCGTACCGTCCGCTTGCGGGGCCTCGCGCCTCGGCCCTCACCGGATGCGACGCTGGTCGGGATGGGCTGCCCGTAGGCGCCGCCGCCCGGCTTCGCCCCGCCCTCCTCCTGAGTCTCGAGGTAGTTGAGGCCGCTGCCCACCCGGGACTGCATGGTCTGGAGCGAGTAGCCGCTCGCCTTTTCGACCCGGATGCTGCCCATCGTCCAAGTGTTGCGCAGCGTGAACGTCGACCGCATCTCGCCCTGCCACGCCTTCCGAGCGTCGAAAGCCTGGCGGTTGAGTGTGTTGCGAGCCGCGTAGCCGACGGCCTTGGGTGAGTCCTTCAGGCGGGCTGCCAGGTGGCGAATCTGGCGGTCGTCGATGACGAACATCAGGTCGTGTCCTCGGGGGCCTGGGTGAGTCGTGCGATCTGCCGTGCGATGCAGGCTTCCGCCAGGGTGGCGGTCAACATCGGTCGGGGCTCGACCCTGATGGCCCGTTTCGCCCTCTCACGGTTGCTCAGCGAGGCCTATTGGGTGGCGTCGATGACTCGGGGCCTGCGGGTCATGCCCGCGATTGGCCGCTCTCGCATGCTGCTACCCTGTACCGCGCGAGGCAAAGCCAGGTTTGACTAGGTTTGACGTTCCGCGACAGTGTGGGCGAGTGTCTCAACTGCCTGTATTGCTGCGGTACTGAGGTGGTTGATCTTTTCCTGGCGATCCTGAAAATCTGTCACGCGCCGCCCGAGCTTGCGGTGTGCTCGGCCCAGTCCTGAGAGCCTCCGCTCGACCCCTTCGAGCTGGCATCGTAGTCCCGACAGCTCGGTGTCGTGCCGAGCGTAGTCGGTGCGAAGTTCACACATCAGGGCTGCCTTGGAGATCCAGAGCTTGCAGCCGCTCTGCCGCCTCCCCTCGAGGGTTCGCAGGATCTTCCCACCAGCGCGGGCGTCGATAAGCTCCATGCGTCGCCTCATCCGCTGGCAAGCCTCCGGGGTCGGTGACTCCCCCACGGCCTCCACGGCCTGGCGAATGCTCATGAGGTCTGTGAGGGCCGCGGCCTCAGGGTTTGGAGGTGTACACCTCGCTACCCTGGTCACTGGATCACCTCCACCGTGGACTCGGATTCCTGCGGCGCCGTGTCCGCCCAGGCTCGGTGAGCCTCCCGGACAATGCCCTCGGCGCGCCGCTTGAGCTGCCCGAGCTCGCGGTAGGCTGGACCGCTCGTCCCCGGACCTCCGCCATGGGCCTCCACCAGCCGGACCAGTGGCCGCCAATCGTCGTCGACTAGCCACTCGTGGCAGAGCGCCTCCAGATCTGCGACCCTCGCCAGTGCCACAGAAAGGGCCCTCAGAGCTCGTTTCGTCCCGGGTGACCCGAATACACACAGACGAGCCTCTAGCGCAGCGAGGCGGGCAGCCTGGAGGCAGAGCGGCGCCTCCCCGTGGAGCCCGGCTACCAGCCTCCTGCGGGTGTCAAGGAGGCGGGCAATGGCATCGGGTATCAACTGCGCTGCCGACTCCCTGGCCGCACCGACCTCCTGGTCCGCGATGATGAGCTGGTCGGTGACCCTTGCCAGTCTGGCTTCGGCCTCCTCGGTGGAGGACCACCACGCCATGGCCCCCGCCAGGCGCCTGGAGGAGGCGTTGGCTCGCGTATCGGCGTCTCGGGCCCGCTCCTGGTCGTCCTGTGAGCGCCGCGTCTCCCGGCGTAGCCTCGTGGCCTCCTCTGGGTCCCGGGCGATCCATGCAGCCTCTTCGCGACCCTTCGCGCCCGATAGATCTTCGATCTCGGTCTGGCCTGCGTCCTGGGAGATTCTGCGCACGATGGGAGCGAGGGAGTCGAGGACGGGTCGACGCCGGTGACTACCAGGTGACCTCACCAGCACGGCCGCCGCGCGGAACCGGCCGTAGTAGGCGAGGAGCGGTGGGCGGTGCCGCGACTCTAGCGTCCACCAGCGCCGCAGGTAGGCGACTTGGCGCGTGCCGACGCCCAGCGCGTAGGCCCTGCCCCCTGGCTCGCACTGGGCGGGGTCTCCATGGGGACCTGGCCCGAACTCGATAGTCGCCAGCTGAGCCCCCGCGCTGCTCCGTTCCCCGAGCACAGTCTCAGCAACGTTCAGCAGCCACTCGAGCTCTGCCGAGAACGGCAGCTGTTGGGCGCGCCTGCGGTGAGGGTCGATTCGGATGTGTCGTTCGGTTGCCTGGACGGTATGCATGCGGTAGCCTTTCTCCAGGCTAGCCGCTCGATCTCTCTAAGCCCCCCGGCGACTCTCACCCAAAAGACTCGCCGGGGTTTTTCTTTGGGGCTCACCTGCTCGGATTCGGTGGCATGCGCTGTTTAGGCCGTGGCCCTCCGCTAGGCGCGGCGGAGTCTTGGTAGGCCCCTGCTTTCAGCAACACGAGTTGATTCTCATCGAAGCAATCCGTGTCGATCGCCCTGCCGTCCTTGAGCTTGGTCGGCTGCACCGTGAATCGCACGCAGCCGTTCAGCCACTCGGCTCGGCACACCACGATGCCGTCGAAGCCCGTGATTCGATCCTTGACCTTGTCGCCTAATCCTATCTTCTTAGCCATGGTTTTCACCTTCCCATTGTCCATTCGTTGACAAGCCATCCGGCGCGCCCCTGGTACGCTCCTTCGAGAACCCGGACGTGGCTCGTCGTCAGTCCGAACTTCAGACGGTGTTGCAGGCCAGGAGGGTTGCCGTGATCAGTATGCATAGGTGTTTCATTTGGTCTCGCTTTTCGTTGGATGTCATTTGCTTCGTTGGCCGTGTTTCGCTCGATGTCGGGCCTTCGCTTCGTTGATTCATCGTTCGCTCAATAGCATGGTTCGCTTCGTTGAACCTCACTCACTCCGCCGCAATTGCGACGATGTCCTTCCCGACGTTGCCGACGATGGCCAGTGCCTCGTCGACCGTCAGCATTCTTGGCGCGTTCTCTCGGGGCAGGGGGCCGCGTCCGTGCTCGTAGCCCCTCGTCCAGTCGTACCACGTCACCCATGACGGCAGGCCCTCGATGGCGCGCCAGACCAGGTACAGGTCGTACAGCAGGAGGTCCGTCGCTGCACGTCGGCCCGCATCGTGTGCCTTGCCCTTCGTCTGTCCCTGGAGGAGCCGCCGATCTTTCTCCTGCCGCCACCGCGTGAGGTACTTGGTCGTGCAGTTCGACTTCGCCCCGTTCTTCCACATTGCTGCCATGGCCTGCCAAATGCGGGTCTTCAGTTCGAGGTTGAACGTGCCCTTCGCCTCGGCGTTGCCAGTGATCCCTGTGCGTGGCGCGAACCCTTCCCGGCGCCGCTCGGCCTTGCCGTCGATGCAGGCATACCCGCAATACCGGATCAGCTGGCTCGGCTTCTCCGCCTTCTGAATGTCGACCATGGCACCCAGGTATCCGGATACCACGGGGCCGAGCCCGAAGACGTTGACCATGAAGAGCTTGTAGACGTCCAGCTTCCGGAGCTCCTTCACCATCGCTGACTCGAGCTTTGCAGCTGAGGCGCTGCGCCTCTTTGACGCTGATAGCAGATCCTCTTGGTCATCCTTCGGGAGCAGACAGACGACGTTCTTCTGCAGGTATTCGGCGCGCACCTTCTGCGCCGCTGTGGCGGTCCCCGCAAGCACGGCGTCAATCGACTTCGTGTCTGCCATCGACCCTCTCGACGCAGCCTCAGAGCGGACCGTGTCCATGTCGTTCGGTAGGTTCGGTGGGCGCTGTCGGTCACTGGCCATGTGGTGCAGCGCGACCGACGCCTTCGTCAAAGACTTGTGAACCTTGACGAGGCGCCGGAGCTCTGTCCTTGGGTCGTCGTACACGGGCACGGCGACCCGCTTGCCCTTCAGTTTGCGTTCGACCTTTTTCAGTGTCGTGGTGCTTTCAGTGCTCGTCTGTCGTTTCATTGATGAGGTTCCTTTCAGTCGCTCCGGATCGCTTCGTTGTCTATTCTTCTTTCCGCTTTTCGTTGCGCTCGCTCGACAGCTGTCACTTCGTTGTTGGACCCTCGCTCGTTGCCGGTGGTTCGCTTCGTTGAGCCTCGGTCGCTCAGTGGCATTCGCTCGCTTCGCTGGACGCTTGTCGCTCGCTGGCGGCCCCTCGTTTCGTCGTGCCCGCTTTCGTTGGATTGCGCTCGCTCGCTGACGCGTCATCACTTCGTTGACCCTAGCCCGCTCGTTGTTCTTCTCGCTTTTCGTTGCCCAGCTCTCACTCCGGCACTGCGATGTCATGATCCTCGAGCAGTTGCTCAAGTTGCTCGCAACGCCGACACTTTTTGCTCTGTGAGCCGTCGATCAGGCCCTCGGCACGCAGCACACGTTTCGCCATCGGCATGCTGATCGGCACGCCGTGGTTTTGCTTCTGTTCGCGCCTCATGATGAGGGCAACGCGGTCGTGCTCCGTCTCGGGGATCTTGTTCGCCAACCAGACGGCGACATGGTGATCGGTAGTGCGGCGCGTTGACTCCCCTAACTTCTCAACGGCCTCGTGTCGGCTCATCCACCAGGCGAGGTTTCGGCCCCCTCCACACACGCCCTGGATCCACGTCGTGCAAGCTACCCCTCCGGCCTCCTCTCGATACGCCGCCCAGTTCTCGGCAAGCCGAGCGACGTCTCCCGCAACGACGAGCGGAGCCGTTGCTCCTGTCGTGACAGCGTTCTTGAGGCGAGTCGCGAGTTCCTGCAGGTTGATTCCTGCTCGTTGTTCAGCCGCCATGTGGTTCGTTTCCTTTCGCTTCAGTATTCCTCGTCTCCAAGTGACGCCATCAACGCTGCGTAATTGGCCGTCTCGTGACGGTCCGGAACTACCTCCGCGCATGCCGGTTCGACCACGCGCCAATGTGCCTTCTCGGCGTATTCGAGACGGAACTCGAATGGACGACGCTGATCCACTGGACCATCGAAGCGGATGACGCCGTCATGGCACAGGCTGACGCTGGTACCGTGCCAGTGGTACCAGGCCACGCTCTTGCCTGCGCGCATTGCATCGAGCGCCGCCCCCCACGTCATCGCCTTCGATGGCTCGGGGTCGGGCCACCCGCATGCAGAGCTCGGACTCAGCGCTCAGAAGCTCACCACGGAGCCTATCGATCTCGTCATCGAGACGGCGAACTGTCCGCTGGAGAATTGGGATGTCCTTCGCGTGCTCTGCAGCCTCCTCCCACCTCACGACGCTGCCGGTCTCACTCTCGACCAGCATCACGGTGGGTTTGCAGAAGTCTGTCATCTGGCCATGGCCTTGCCTCCACTGGAGTGTCGGTTCGTAGCGCTTCATGCCTCACCTTCCTTCGTGTTGTCCAAGTCTTCTTCTCCCATTCCCGTGTGCTCACCGATGGTCGCGGAGCATGGTGGGAGCGCGTTGAGATGCTTGCGCGTTCTGACGTCATCCGGATCGGATCGCCAGACACGAACACGCTCCGCGTCCCGCTTCTCGCGTCGACGTCTCTTCGCTTCAGCGCTGCGGCTCATGGATACCTCCCATCAATGGCGTCGTGATCCACGTAGTTCGGTGGCGGTGCGTCGAGGTCGTGTCGCCGTCCCCGGGAGCGACCATGAGCGGGGCGTACTGTGCCATGGCCTTCCGCTTGGTCGTTCATGGTCATGGGTACCTCCCGTCGATGCCATCTGGGTCGGGCGGCTCTCCCGTCGGCCTCCGGAGTCTCTCCCGCTCCCGCACGTTTCGCGTGATCTTGACAGCGGCCGGCCTCAAGATCGGATCGAGCCTCAGAATCGCCAAGCGGTCCGGTCCCTGAATGTCGTCCGGGACCTCGTCGTCACGCACGGCGGCCACCCGGGACCCTCTCGAGTAGCCGAGCCATGCTGGATGGGCCATTGCTGCCATCTGGCTGCCCCGTGGCTGCGTCTTTGGGACCCACTGCGTGGGTGAGGGACTTCGGCGTCGACGAGGCTCCAGGGAGCCGCCTGGTGAGCGGGACGCCAGACACCAGGTCCAGGCGCGCCTGCCGCGCCAGTTGGTCGTACAGCTCGATGAACCGGGCCCGGTCCGGGGCTCCGTCCTGGCTCAGGCACATCTCTCGCCACCCGGTTCGGCGCACGATCTCCGTGACGATCGGGTCCTCGAACCGCGGGGTGCCGCAGTAACCGACGCGGCGGCTCTGCTCGAGCACGTCACACCACGCCTCGCCGCCGGGACGTTGCGGGCCATACTCGATGTCGGCCACGGCCGAGAGAATCTCGGCGACGCTCGGGAGGAACTTGCATGTGCGCCGAAGTCTCGTGCACGCCTTGATGCCGATGGCAAAGTCGAGTTCAGCCAAGTCCTCCTCGTACACCCCCGTAGTCGCCTCGCTGACCTGCGACTGCGGGAATGCTGCCATCAGCGTTGCCACCAACTCACTTGCTTGCAGCTTGGTCACGTTCTCTTGCCTCCTGTCGTCTCAAGTCTTCGATGTGCGCGAGCTGTCGTCGCATCTGCGCGTCCGCCCTCGAATCCCTCGCCCCAGAGGGTAGCAACCCACCTCGGTGAAAATCCTTCGCGTTGCGGAGCCATGTCCGAAACGCAGCATCCCAATCAGCCATCCGTCGGTCGGTGGCTGCCGCATGATCCACGAACTTGGGAACCTCGGCCGCTAGCTCGACACCAACTTCGGTGGCTAGCGATCGGTGTCCCTCGTTCGGTTGCCACCCCTCGGGGAGTTTGGACCTCGGGCTCTTCCGTGGCCGGACCTTGGCTGGAGCGTCCCCCACTGGGGGACCATAGGGGGGATCCTGATCTAGATCTAACTCGGTTTGGCTGGGCTGGGCTGGGCTGGGCTGGGCTGGGGACGCGGGCGCCCCCGTACGCGCGCACGAGGGAGACGCGTCTACATCGTCTACTGTAGACGCGTCTACATCGTCTACATTTGGTTGTTGGCCAAGCTTGTTTGACGCATCAATCTCTCTTTGCTGTTTGGCCCTGCGCCACTTCTTCTGGCGCTCTGATCGGAGTCTTCTTCTGTTCAGCTCGTACTCAGCATCGTCTGCATGTTCGAGGTAATCATGGAGCCGTAGGCCATGCTCGACGCGGTCCACGAGACCAGATCCGCGCCCACCGTCGGCAAGCAGACGACCACATGAGACCAGAGCGTCGATGCATCGGCGTCTACACCTTGCGTCTACAAGACCGTCTACAAGACCGTCTACATCGTCTACAGGAACGAATCCGTCGGTCAGGTGTTCGGACACGTAGGTCTTCAGGGCCAACCAGACCAACCCCACGGCTGGACCACCAAGCTTGACCGCTCGACGAAGCTTGTCGCAGCGGATGAACTCCTCTTTGATCGTGATCATCCTCCACCACCGTCTTCGTCCGGATCCGACCAGTGGGCACCGCCGACACCCAACTCGGCGCGACCCAGCTCCAAGTCGGCCCGGCACGACTGAACCGGTGTGACGCTCTGGCTTCGTGTGTTTCTGGCCCTGAGGCGTCCGGGTGGATCCATGTTCACCCGCGGGAGACCCTGCCAAGCGTTGTCGGCTCTAGCGACCATCAGAACACCAAGCCTTCACCGCATCCAGAGCCTCTCGAATCGACCTCACTGTGCGCACGCGAATCCCTTTCTCTGAGGCCTTGCAGTGCCAGACCCACTGCGCTGGGCTCAGCTTCCCACGATCGGTTTTCACCTCAAGAAAGCCGTATGGGACGAGCACCAGGATGTCAGGGGTCCCGGCGGGGGCCATCTTGATGACTCGCTTCGATGGGCCCTCACCGAGCACCGTGGTCCCGCTGTTGAGCCGCATGGCCCAGTAACCTGATGCTGTGATGGCATCGAGGATCCCGCGCTGGAGAACCGACTCGTGCATGGTGATCGACCCCTTAGCCAAACTCCTTGTCGACATCGCCCCCGAGGTCGAGCTCCCGCTGCTTCTCCTCCTCGGTCATCTTGCGCGTCTGGATGAACTCGCCCGTGTCTCCTCTCACCTCCGATACAGTCCCCGCGTCGTAGTCGAGTCGCCTCTCGCACTGCGTGAGGCGGAGCACCGCTCGGTCACGCACCTCGGTGGCGAGCCGGCGGAGCTCGGCCTCCATCTCTGTCAGGCGGGCCTTGCCGGACTTCTGCGCGGACTTCAATTCGTCGTCGAACTGGTCGCGTCGCTCGAGCAGCTGCGCGGACTCGCGCGCCCGCTCCTCGACCTCTTCGCGCGTCAGCTGGCAGCTGAGCTGCCGTGAGAATGGTTCCTTGCGCACATGCTCTTGACCCTTGGATTCCTCATTCTGCGGCTTTTTCTTCGCCATCTTCGCTCAGCTCCTCGGCAGCCAAGATCTCCGCCATGACGATCCGGCGGGCCTCGCGCTGCACTTGCTTGGTGACTTCGTCGTAGTTGCGGCACCCATCAACGGGAACCGCTGGAATCTTGAATCCGTCGCAGAGTCGCGCGGCTAGCGCCGTCATCTGCTCGGTGGTTGGCTCTGGCACTTCAAACTGTTCGTCGAAGCGACGAAGCAACGCCGGGTCGACAATATCGGGTCGATTCGTCGTCGCGACGATGATGCCTCGGTGGCACCGGTCGAGCAGGGTCAGCATCGTGTTGACGATTCCGTTGAATTCCTTGCCCGCCGACTGCTCGACGCCCCCACGAGTGGCCCCGAGCGCGTCGATCTCGTCGAGCACTACCAGCGTGTTGTCCTGAATGTGGGCGAAGAGCTCGCCGAGGTTCTGCCCAGTCGCGCCGATGTACTTGTCGATGACCCTCGGCAAGCTCACGCCGTAAGCCGGGACGTCCAGAGCGGAGCCGATGGCACGGGCGACTGAGGTCTTGCCGCATCCGGGGGGCCCCCAAAGCAGAATGCGATTCCGAGGCCTGAGTCCCCGTTCCCCGAGCTCCTCGCGGTACTCGAGCTCGGTCGTGATGGCTTCGATGCTGGTAGCCAAGGACTCCGGTAGCTGCAGCTCCGCCAGCGTCACAGGCTCGAGCTCCTCGAGCATGCCCCCAGCGAGCAGCTTCACCGGGCGCAGCTCCTGGAGCTGACGAGGCTTGTTGACTGACCGCTGGACCCCGGCACGCACCGCATCCTCGATGTTGCGCCGCACGCTCCAGACCTTCGAGCCCGCGGCGAGAGAGAGGGCCGAGCTCGCGAACTGCCGCTCGTCGCCGCCGTAGTGGGCGCGTACCAATTGGATCACGGAACTGGAGGCGCTCACTGTCTCCACCTCCACGTCCCGAGCCCGACCATTCCGGCGCCGAACACGTGGATCGCAAGGTCCTTCGGGTACGGAGCCGACTCCCCAACGAACGTCAGCCGCGGCCTCACGATCAGCGTTAGGGCGTGCCCCTGCACGATGTCGCAGTACCAGTTTGCGCCAAGGCTCGACGGCGTGAGCATCACGATCTTGCAACGCTCACCCTCTGCCACGCACTTCCTAGCCCATGGCGCGATGTCACCAAAGGGAGGGTTCACCCAACCCAGGTGTTTTCCTCCCATCGGCACGTGAGGGAACCAGTCGACGGACAATGCGTCCTCGGCCAGCGCAGAGCCAGGGCCTAGCCAGCGATCGCAGACGTTCGGGCCCGACGCTGCTAGGTCGATCGCGATGATGCCGAAGGTTGCCCGGATGGCGTGCAGGAAGTCCTCTGGCGTGCAGTACGCCTGGTTGCTTCGGTGGGGCTTCTGCCGGGGGCTCATGTCGACCTGACCTCGAGGACGTCGGCGATCGAGGTCATCCATCCGTCCCCGTCAGCGCCCGAATCCGGCCAAAGCCGCGTAGGCTTCCCGTCGCGCCCTTGCTCGACCCGAATTCCGGCCTTCCCGAGCCGGTTCAGCCCGCTTCGGATCTGGTTCTGGATCGTCGCCACCGGGTTGGTCCAGGAGCATCGGCCAGCGAGCAGCGGGGCGAGCTCCTTCAGCGCGAGGCCCGGGTGCTCGGTCACGACTTGGGACAGGATCGCGATGTCGGCTTGCGCCTTGCGGATGTAGCGTCCGCAGGTTTGGCGCGCTTGGCGGTTTGCTGCCGCGGTGGGGTTGCCGGAGTAGTTGTTCATCGATTCGGATCCTGTTCGATTCCGCAGGCTCGTAGAATTTCTGGCGTCAGCATCGATGGTAGAGTGGAGATGGTAAAGGTTGTCGGCATTGGAGATCCTCGTGCACTGGTACGCGTACTCGAGACTTTGGTCGTCGCACTCTTCCACGTGCCGTCCGTCAACAATCGGCACTCCGCACTCGCATCCCCAGCACACGGGGAGCGAGACAACAACGGCCTGTGGAATGCCCACCGTGAACTTCGATTCATCGCGGGTGACAGCATCGTGCAACTCCCCGTCTTCCGAACTCATAACCGTCCTCCAATCCTCTGCATGAGCGCGACACGTCGCCGGGCCCACGCGGCGTTGCACCTTGGAATTCCCCCCGCCTGACTGGCGAAGCCCCCAGCGTCGGTCTTGCACCTGGCAACTCCGTAGCGCCAGTTGCGGAGCGCACAGAGTGCCCCGGCCGCGAGACGAGCACCTAGCGTCGTGGCATCCCATGCGGCGCGGCAGTGCCCGTGCACCTGCCAGGGCCCCCGGGCGCGCCCCTCATCGCACCGAACGCCCTCAGGCATGTCCTGGCATCTTTCCTCGATGACTGCCCGGGCGAGCTTCGTCTCCGCGTACGCCTGCGCGGCCAGGAACCGGCGCTCGCGCGGGTCCTTCGTCGCCCTGCAGATGGCCTCGGCCACCGGCAGGCGGAGCGCGTCGCGGGCCTCCGGGGTCTCGTCTCGGTCCTGATACCACGTCGGCAGGAGGGCCCAGGCGGAGAGGATGATCGAGGGGCAGATCATGAGAAAGTGATCTGCCCGTAGGGGGGACGTGGTAGGTGGCGGCGCTCGCCTTGGGTATTGCTCCAGATGGAGTGCCCGAGTTGACGGTCAAAGTCCTCGAATGTGGCAGAATCCGCCATCCTCCAGTCTGGATAGAGCTTGCTCAACACATCGGCGTCGACAGGCTCACCAATCATCCGCCCGATCATCCACGCGAACCGCTCGCGCACGATGCGCTCAGCCGTGAGCCAGTCGGTTTCTGCGCGCGGCTCTTCGGTGCACCACTCGACCGTGTCGTGGATGATCTGCGCCACCTTGCGGGTCAGGTAATGGGTTGCTGTCTCTCGGTTCATCGGACTCTCCTCGCGCTTCGAATCCTCTTCGCCGCGTTCTTCTGAGCTTTCCACTCGCAGTCGGTCAAACCGTGCGGCCGCGCCGACACGTGAATCATGTCGCAGAACAGGTCTAATCGGTTCTTGGGAAGCAGCGGCCGAAGCCTCTCGGCCTGTTCTCTCGTCAGCACGACCTTCGCCTCGGCCACGAATTGTCCACTTTCGAGTTCCCGAATGTGTCCAGTCCTAGTGTCCACGTTTCCTCCAGTACTTCCCCCGCTCGCACCAAGGTGTCCGCGGGTCAGGCCTTCGCGCCGGCAACAGCCAGCCGATCAGCACGATGTAGAGCGCGACGGCGCACGCGATCGACAGGGTGTCGAGGTCCAGATCAGGCATGGTAAACCCTCTCGATCACCCCCAGATCTGCCTGCTGATCTCGGGTGAGTTTCTCGGGTAGCCCAGCCGTCATCCAGTCAGGGAACGGGTGCTCAGCGGCTCGTTCCCACCACACCAGCCGCCAGCCACGGAATCCCGGAATCGGCTCGTCGATGGTGCAAGCAACCGCTGCTCCGCGTCTGACGATGCACCATCCCCGAGCGGTCCGCTCGAATCGCGTAACTGGCGCGTACCCGCGGAGCAAGCCGTAAGCCACGACGTAGAGTCGCTCGCCGGGCGCGATTGGTGGTCTGCCCCCTCCGAGGTAGAACCCCCATTCCTCGCCCGACTCGACTTCTCCGGCCGCATCACCTTCAAGCACCCATGATAGCCACAGATTTTTCGGCACGGTCACCGCCAAGTCAGCCATGCTCCGCCTCCATCAAGGGTCTTTCGGTCACTGCGTCTCCTCCTCTGCATAGTCGGCTTCAACCAGCCCGTTTTTGCGCTCAGCAAGCCGGCGAGATATCGTGAGCACTCCGCCAATCCTCCTCATCTCCGCGACCAGCAGCACCTGCTCGTGTCGCTCATCACGAGACCAATTCCACCCAGCTTTGACGACGCGCTTGGCTCGGCTGCCTGACCAGATGAGCAGGCCCCAGCCGTCAGGCAGGTCCGCCGCAGTTGCTAGACCATCGAGCGTCAGCAAGTACCGGTGGCGACCGAGGGTCTGCGGAGGTTTGCGGTGGTTGGCGACGACGTCTGACCGAGAGACCTTGACCTCGACCACGGTGCAACCCGTGTCTACGTGAGCGCCTCTCCAGATGGAGCGCCACCCGATCGCGTCCGGGATCTCCGAGAGACCGAGGTGGGAGGCTTCCTTCAGGACGATGCAACACCGTTCCGTGCGGCGGAGCCAGGCGCAGGCGTGGCGGACGAGCTGTTCGTGCGTCATCGCGTCCCTTGCACTACTCGCCACAAGGACAGCATGATGACAGTGAGCGACACGCCGGAGGCGCACCCGAGCAGGTACGTGGCGAGGTAGGTGGGGTCGGTCACGCCAGCACCGCCATCCGGTGGTTGCGCCAGAGAGCTACGGCACCTCGAATGTTCTCCTTGGTGACCTCCGCCTCGTCCCACCCGTCGGCGTCGAACTCCGTGGACCATATGGGTTCGCTCGACGAGACATCAGTGCCCGGAGCGTAGACCTCCAGCGATCCACCGTCCCTAGCTCGGTAGTAGATCGGGTGGCCATCGGCCTCCCCGGTCCCCTGCACCGGGCATGGCCCATAGAAGTCGATCGACAGTCCGGGCTCGTTGATTCCTCCGCAAGTGGCTTCCGCGTTGTGCCCTATCTCGTCGATTGCCTCGTCGGTCAGACCGAGCAAGACCTTCAGCGCTTCTCGGACCTCGCTCATGGGAGCACCGCCATCCGGTGGGCCGCTGAGGAGAGGGCCCACTCGGAGTTTCTGGGGCTGCCCCGGAAACCCTGCTGCCCACTGCAGAATCCAGCTGAGAACTGCGAACCCCCAGCCTCAGCCGTTGGCCAGATTACCCGTGTTTCGCTACTTTCAGGTTCTAGTGGACGGATAGTCCGTGCGGGTTCAAGTCCCGCCCTTCGCACCACGCCAGAGATCGTTGCCCCGGGATTGCCCCGGAAATCTACTCGTCCAGCCCCAACATTCTCCGCGCGGCCCGCTCGCTCGCCCGCACGTATCCGTCCGTCGTCGAGGCGCGGGAGTGGCAGGCCAGCCACTGAGCCCCCGCCAGGGTCGAAGATGGCTCCTCGAGCCAGTGCGTGATCCGGGCAGACCTCAGGTGTGCCCCAGAGAACCGGTCGCCCCTCTGCTGTCCGAGCACCTCTCGGGCTGCCGACTTCACGTGTGTCGTGTACCGGTGCGCTCCGAATATCAGCCCGGTTTCCGGGGCAACCGAGTCGAGTGCCCCGGCGGCTCGTGGTGTCAGTGGCAGCCGGCGCTCCCGAGAGTCCTTGTCGTGCTCGAACGGGATGACCAGCAGGGGCCGCTCCCGCTCGTAGTGCTCGGGAACAGACAGGACGTCGAGCACCGATGGCCTCAGACCCGCCTCGTAGGCCACGATAAACCGAGCGCGTACTGGGTAGCCTCCCCGCGGCGCACGCTCGGGCAGGGCCCCTATGATTGCCTGTACCTCCGCCGGGCTGAGCTGATCCGCGCGCTGCCTGCTGGGCCGCTGGTAGCGAGTACCTGGGGCACGTTTCGGAACACCTGGTAGCAGCGGGGCCTCCGACAGGAACCCCTGCTCCACAGCCCAGGCGACGGCGCCCCTGAGGGCGGAGAGCTCCTTCCGCACGGTTCCGGCCTGGACCACCCGCAACCTGGCCCGGATGTAGCGTGCGACCGACTCCGGCGTAACTTCCCCAAGCGTATCGAACGCTGGAATCAGGTGGGCTTCTCCATAGAGCGCGTAGATGGACGCCGTTCTCGGGTCGATCGGAGCCTCGGTCAGCCATGACGTGAAGACCCCCTCGAGGCTGACCCCGCCATGTGCCGCCCGCCGGCGTCGCTGGAGCCTCCCGGAGACCGCAGCGGCGTAGATGCGCTCAGCTTCCTCCGCAGCTCGCGCAGGCTCCCGCTCACCGGTAGAGACTTCGCGCTCTCGACCGTCGACCGTGAACCGCACAGTCGCAGGGCGGTCGCCTTTCCATCTGAGCTTCCAGCCCTCTGTCGGTCGAGCCATGCCTGTAGGTCTTCCTGGTGAAAGAAGACCCTGCCACCGATCCGCACAGGCTGGATAGCTGAACGGATGCGCCGGTCGAAGGTCGACGGGTGGACGTGCAGAAAAGCTGCCGCTTCACCACGGGTGCGGAGAGGGGAGAGGGACTCGGGCATCACATGTCCCTCAGGATCGATACGAACCAGGCCACGTCTTCCTCGCATCTGAACCATTCTCCATGCATGCGATACTCGGCGAACCGTTCGTGGAGATCCGCTTCTGTCTCGCGGTCTGCCGGAAGCTCGCGAATTGCTACCAGTGGGTAGGGGCACCCGGTCTGCATTGATCTGAGGCGCTCCCCCATCTGGTACATTGAGTACCCTATCTTCACTGGACCCAGGTCATTGGCGGCGCACTGGACAACGTAGACCCGATCCGATCTCCTGTTCATGTGGCCACGCTTCGCCCTCTCCAGGATCTCCATGCAGATGCGCGGAGGCGTCATTCCCTGGAAACCAATCGGCAGCCCAACCGCCTTGCGAGCTTCGCGAATGCCAGCTTTGGCGTCTCCCTTTGAGCATCTCAGGTATTGGGCGGCATCGTCAGGCGTCATGTTCACAATCGCGTCAAGCATGTCCGGAGCGCGCGCCACGTCGTCGACGTCGTAGACCTCGGGGTCCGTCATGAGCGCCTCTTCGCCAGAGCCTCGGTGCACCACAGAAAAAACGTCATGCGCACCTCGCCCTGAGAACGTGCCGCACCATCATCGCGATCTGGTACCGTGGCGGCTGCTCACCGACGACCAGCCAGGTGTGTTTGCAGCCGGGTCGGTGGGTGCACCGGTGGACCTCGAGCGGGACCTGACCCGTATGGACCGCCACGATGCGGTAGTGCTCGTGGGAGCAGGCCTGCTCGGACTCGGGGCGGCGGCGGAAGGGGGTCACGCTGCCACCCATGCCCAGAACGCGGCGCGCTCTTCGCGTGTCATCATCTTGTAGGCCATCCGGAAGTTCTCACGTTCCTTCGGGTGAAGCAGTAGCCATGACTGCTGGCAGGTCTCGACGATGAGACGAGACTTCGGAGGCGACGTGGTTGGGTTGGCCTTCGGAGGCTTTGGAGCCGACCGTTTCGGGAGTGACGGTTCTTCCGGAGCCTCCGGCTCCTCCTGCAGCGCCCTGTCGACGGTGCGCCGGGTGACGCCAATGGTCTTGGCGACCTCGTCCTTGGCCGCGTTGCGGGGGCGGCCCTTTGAAGCGGCAGGAAACTCCCGTGTCTTCCTGGACTTCTTGGTTGGGCGGCCGCGAGTTTCCGGACATGGTGTCTCGATAATCTCCACCTGCGGTTCGGCCTGTGCTTGCTCGGAAGCCTTCGCGGCGGCCCTCTTCTCCCGGTAGGACTTCAGGGCCCGCTTCGCCTGAAGCAGACGCTTCGTGGCTGCCTTGCGGTCCTTGACGTTCAGCCGACATAGGTTCTCTTCAATTTCAACGATCGGCCGGAGGCATTCGGCCTCTGACGGGTCGTCATCCAAGATCATGGCGTAGATGTTGACCGCGTCGATCGCCCTGTGGCCCAGGCGCCGGCAGGCTTCGAGCCTGTGCCTGCCGGCAACGAGCACCACGTTCCCGCCATCCGCCTCGACGACGATGGGGTGGAGCAAGCCGAGTTCACGAATGCTGTCCACGAGCGCCTCAAGAGTGGCCTCGTCGAGAGGTCGATGCGATTCATCGACCCTGATTTTCGTGATCTCGAAGCTCGTCACGGGGTCAGCTCCACTTGTCCGCTACTGGGAAGGAGTTGCGTCGCAAAGCGTTGGCGATCTTGTCGGCCCGCTTCTGCGTCGGCGTGACATTCTTGAGCCAATCCTGCGCAAGTCCTGTCATCTTTGGCAGCAACAACACTTCGCCGATACCTCGAGGAGTTGGGACCTTCACCGTCGCCCACTCCTTCAGTCGCGAGTGCAACTTCAGCGCCCACGATGCCCTCGCTGGATCATAGCTCTTCAGGATGCTGGCTCCGTCGACCAGCTTGCAGTTTCCCTTCCCAAGTTCGACCAGCCGCTGTTCACCATAGACGTCGATCGCCCGATTGATAGTCGACGCCCGCCTCGGATATTTCTCAAAAAGCTCCTCTCGAACAGCCTTGTTCGCTAGAGCCCATCCCGTCAGCCAATCTGCTCCGGTCACACGCGCCGTGTCGGCGTTGAGCAGAATGAAGAGCGTCTCAACAGCAATGCCATTGTCGATCACTCGACAGGGCACCGCGGTCCAACCAAGCGCCTTCGCTATCACCCAGCGCCGGTGGCCGTCGGCGATGGTCCACGTGTTCGTTCCTGACGGTACGACGACGAGCGTCTGGTAGATCTTTCCTGCCCCCTCGATGTTCTTCCGGAGCGCGATGATTCTCCGCTCGTCCATGCGCGACTTCGGCTGAATTCTGCACGCCTTCAGCCGATCGACCTGAATCTCGACGATGTTCTCTCGGTCCTGTGCTATGCTCTTGCTCATCTCGGTTACCTTCCTGCCGCCGGCTGACTCCCGGCGGCTTTTTTCTGGTTGCTTCAGCCCGGCCACGACCTGCAGCGTCGCGAACAGCGGGCACATCGACACGTCCGGCCTCATGTTCATGATTTCTCACCGATGAACGCGAGCCGCAGGTTGATCATGTCGCGGATGTCTTCGAGATACTCACGCTCGGCGCCGCCCTTCAGTAGCCCGCATGCGCTTGCTTCGAGTAACGTCCGGAGGAATGCCCTCTCCTCGCATTCCTCTGGGGGAGCGAGTCCAACTCGGCGTTCCATCGCTGATCTACGTTCCGAACGGTTCATGCCGCCTCCCTCGTCGCCACCAGCACCCACGCCTGAGTCATGCTGACCGCCCGATTTCCGACCAGGCTAGGTCCAAAGCCTCCTCAGGGTAGGTGTGGACGCTTCCGAATCGAGCATCCGCCACGCTCCCGATGTGCCACCCGTTCGCCTTGCAGACCGCGGTTGCGCGCTTTCCGACCTTCGTCGCCTTCACCGCATCGAGCTTCAGCCCTCGGCGCTTCGACCAGCCGAGCACGCTGTAGTAGCCGAACCCGGCGTCCTGGATGCCCCGCTGTTCCAGGGCCCGTTCGACCAGCACGAGGCGACTGTCCTGGGCCAGCTGGCGCTGCTCGATGTCCACCAGCGCTTGCGCCATGGCGAGGGCCTGCTGGGCTGCTGAGGCCGGCTGCATTGCCAGCGACGGGGCCTCGCCCTTCACGATCGCGGTGGCCCACCGCCGGAAGTCGGCCCCGCGCTCTGACCTGACTCGGTAGCCGACGTGCAAGGCCATGTCCTGGGTCACGTGGCGCATCTGGTAGTTTTTCCCGTCAGAAGCAGTGGTGAGGAAATCCTTCACAACTGCCTCGGGCAGCTCCATGTCCTTGAGGATGTTCTCCACGTGCTCTCGGACCGTCCTTGTGTGGACGCCGAACAGCTCGGCCAGCTGGGCGATCGTGACCCACGCTTGCCCGTCCTCGAGTCGGCACGCCAGGTCGAGGCCGTGCTCTTGGTACCGTACGATGTCGCTCACGCCGCCACCTCCAATCGAATCGCCACCAGCACCCACGCTGGCAGCCGTTTGACTCCCCGCTCCCATGCCGAGACGGAGTCCGACGACACCCCGAGCCACGCCGCCGCTTGCTCCTGAGAGAGCCCGGCCGTGCAGCGCCAGCGGCGGAACGACACCCGGGCCTGAGCCTCGAGACTCCGACGATCGACAGTGGACGGGGGCGGGAGGAGACGCAGCTTGCCGAGCATGCTCAACCGCCCTTCACCAACTGATCGAGTAACGCGGCGCACTCGGCGCCGTAGGTCGTCTCCCTTCCGTCGATCCCGCCTTGCGCGACGAACTCCTGCACAGCCTGGAACTCTCGCGCAAATCGCTCGGGTTCCTCGATGTATCTGCGCATCCATTCGTCGAACGCCTGTGGGATGGTTCGTTTCATGACTCTCGCCTTTCGAGCTCCTGCAGCTCCTCGATTCCAGCCCGCAGCGCGTCGAGTTCCACGCCCCGGCGTGCACGCTCGACATCCTCGCCGGTCCGGGCCGCGCGGGCCTCGGCGAACTCGGTCAGCAAAGCGTCGTGCGTCGAGGTCAGGACGAGGACGGATGGGACGGATAGCGGGGTCACGGAGAGCCTCCGTTGGCGAGGTCGGCGGGCTGGCCCCACCAACTGGCCTGGAGGACACCTCCGGTGGCATCCTGAATCCGTGCCGCCAGTTCTACCGTGGGACTTTTGCCCTTCAGGTATCGCCACAGCTGGGTTCGGTGCACCACTCCACGAAGGCACGCCTCATGGGAGGAGTGGTCGGACAGGAACCGTTCGAGGGCCACAGATCCACGAGACCTACCGGCAGGGGCCTTGATTTCCCTCTGTCCAGCCGCTCTCCCCTGGACAAGCTCAACGAGTTCTTGGACGGCGGGGACCGCTCGGTACCATTCACCGCTCTCTCTCCATGGCGCCAGCATCGCGTGCACATCGCGCTCTATGGCGTCGAAAACGTCACTTACCACGAAGGCAATGGTGATTACCCCCAGCGTGGACTTCGACAGATCCAGGATGCGCTTCGCCGGGTCCCTGGACACGCCGAACTTGACGAGCCCACCGCTCGACGTCGCGCAGTACAGATTCGTTGGCGTCCCCACCCGTCGGATCGGAAGGACCAGAATCGACCGCGCGGAACACCAGTCAACTACAGCGGCGTCGAAAATAGCGTAGGAGACGACCGGGTGCGTCACGCGGCGTCCCCTGCGGGACTCTCCGACTCGGCGGGCTCGTCCCACCACGCGAGGTCAATCGCCAGCTCCTCTTGTAGCGATACGGCATGCCTTCTGCCTGGCTGTTGGCCGCTGATGATTTTGCTCAGCGTGCTCTGGGGAATACCGGTCTGCTCTGACACGCGCTTCTGAGCGCCCCAGCCAGCGCAGGCCAAGCGCAGGGCGCGCGATCCTCTGTTTTCGTCCATCGCCTGGACTATGCGCCGCCGCAAACATGCGCGCAAGCAAAAACAGGATCGCCTAGAACCACCGAGAGGGAGCCCGACTTGCCCGCGAGACCGAGAGAGCTCACAGCGCTGGAACCAAAACGCCGGCCCCCAGGAATCCCGGACGAGCTCTGGGCACTGCCGCGACGGGTCGCCGAAGCTGGCCGCAGACGCAAGCTGTCCCAAGAGATCCTCGCGAAACGCGCAGGACTGGCGCAATCAACCGTGTCGAGGCTCCTCTCGTACATCGGTCTAGAACGGATGCGCGTCACCACCCTGATCAGCATCGAGCGAGCCTTGAGGGTTCGTCCCGGGTGGCTCACGAGCTCAGATCCGGTTCCCTTCGTCGATGACGAGGAGCCGCAATCCGAGACGAGGCCCAGGTCGAGCAATCCGCCCGACGAATAGCCCCACGAATTTTCACGTGAAAAGACGGTGTAGGTCCGGTCTGGCGGCCTAAGTTTGGTGCCGTGTCGTTTTTGCGTTGCCGCAAACATGCGGCCGCGCATACTTAAGCGATGGCACCCCGCACCCCGCAGAGCTCACCCAGCGCCACCGCCATGCCTGGGGACTCGCCGATACCGGCTGGCTGGCACCAGCGCCAGGACGCGGCGGCTCGAGCGGTCGAGGGGCCCACACCATACCACCAACAGGAGGACCAGATGTCGCGCACCAAGACGACGGTGCGAGTCGCGATCATCATGATCGAGACCGTCACTGTCGAACAGTATCAGGGACCGCAGGGACGAGAGAGTGAGCCCCCGCAGCTACCCGACCCGACCCCGCGGGGGGCGAGGATTTACCAGTTCCCGCTCGTTCAGCGAGCGGCGTAAGCCAACAACTAGGAGGGCACAGTGGACAAGTTCGATCGTGACTTCAACCGCGTCGCTACGCTCGCGTGGATCGGCGCACTAATCAGCACCGTTCTGGGCCTGGCCCTGACCGGCGTAGTCATCTGGGCAGTCATTCGACTGGTCCAGCATTTCGCAGGGTGATCCATGTACATCGTGACGTGCAATGGCATACGCTACACGATGCTGATGAGCCTTGCAGAGGCCGAGGCCTACCGCAAGATGCGCATCGGTGACCGCAAGAACTCGCGGGCACAGGGCACCAGCCGGGACGCGACGGACAACCTGACGTTCGGCGCCAAGCAGAAGTGGGAAGTGGTGCCAGCGTGACCACCGCTACTGCGACCACCGCCGCTGAAGCCCTGAAATCCGTGTGCGTCGACCCTAAGATCTGGGTCGAGGCCAATCCGACGGATGCCCTCCGGATCGCGGGTCTGACGAGCGGCAAATGGTCCGGCAAGGACCTGGAGGCAGCCAAGGCCGTTCGCGAATACGCCAAAGATCCGGACAATCACTCCGGTTACCTGGCGGACGTAGGCGCAGCCAAGGATTTCGTCGACCTGCACTGGTCGGAGATCTCTCGATGAGACTCACCCCGACCGACAAGCACGAGTCGAAGCGGGCGCGCCGCCAGCGCCGGGCCCGCGAACGCGTTGAAGGCACGGCCAAGCGAGACAGCCAAGGGAGGCACATCCGATGAGCCACGCAGCACCCGAGCCCGTCCCCTGCCGCCCCGCGAAGCGGAGCGCTGTCCGAAACGACGACATCCGCGCCGCCTCCGCGCTGGCCTACGCCTGCGAGGAAGATCCCGGGCTCAACGCTTGGGTTGCCGAGAACCCTGGCGCCGCATTAGCGGTCGCTCGGTACGTTGCCGGCGAGCGCCCTCACCATGAGCCGCGCGAGCTCGTAGCGTGCCTGCAAGTGCGACTGGACGTGGTCCGGATGCTGGGCGCGGAACGGGGGCTGAGTGCTCTCCGGGGGGTGCTGTGACCGCCACCCAGGCAGCCCGCCTCCAGGTCCTGACGGTCGCCGCCCGCCTCGGAGTCCCGCTCGAGACGGTCGAGTCGTGGCCGCAGGAGAGCCAAGGCCTGACAACGATCGACGGCGTCCACCAACCGATTCTCTCATCCGAGCGCGACACCCGAGACACCGACCGGTGCCCGCCACCGTGGGAGACGGAGTCGTGCTGATCCCCGGAGGCCTCCAGGTCACCATCTCGCCGGAGCAGGAGCCGCAGGCCTGGGCAGACCCGGTGGACGGCGTGATCCTAGACCTCGACGACGACCTGCGGGTGTTCGCGACGATGGAGCAAGCGATGCATCTTCACGACGCGATCGGCAAGATGCTCGCGAACATGCTCACCGGCGACCCTCCCGACGACCCCAACGACGATGATGATCCGGACGACATCGACCCGACCGTCAACGAGCTGCTGGACCGAGGTGAGTTATGAGCCGCTACCTCTCCGAGGCCGCCCGGCAACTCGAGGCAGAGCGCGACGCGGCGATCGCACGCGTGCGCGCCCAGAACGTGGAGACTGCCCGCAACGCCCAGCGGTTGCTTCGACTCCAGACCGTCGCGCGGATGGCGGAGCAGTTCATCGGAACTCGTGTCGACTGTTCACCCGGATGCGACTGTGTAGAGTGCTGTCTTCGGGCGGCCATCTACCAGCTCGAGGAAGGGGACGTCTGATGTTCCGTCTCCGTTGGACCGAACCGCTGTCACTCTTGGACCGAGTCCGCGAGGACATCGAACAGCGGTGTCACGCCGCCGGATGGTGGTACGCGGTCGGCAACCCGACGCTCGGTGGTCTGTGTGTCGCCTTCGCTGTGCAACTCATGCAGGAGGATCTGACCGATGGCTGACTACTACGTGAGTGAGGCATGATGCCAACCATCACGCTCCACTACACCGACGAGCAGCACGCTGAGCTCGAGGTCGAGGCCAAGCGCCAGGGGAAGAGCTTGTATCACTTCGTGTGGTCCGCTCCTCTGGACGTCGCGCGGGCGCAGGATGGTCTCACGAAGCTCCAGTCGATCAAGCGGTCGAGCATCCTGAGCACACAGTGGCCGCGGAATTCGTATGTCGAACCCGGGGCGGACAAGTGAAAATCTGGGCCGACATCACGTGTTATATGCGCTCAGAGCCCCAACCGCGCACCCCACGGTCGTGGGAAGCTGTGTTCGCCTGGCTCAGAGTCGTCGTCACTCGTAGTCCAGATTATCCTCCGGACGTTTGGGTTCTTAATGCTCACGGCATCGGCATTGGAGATTGTCGTCTCTCATCCAGAGAAGTCACCGCTGCGAAGCGGGAGGCTCTGTCGGTGGTCAGGCAGAAGTTAGAGCAAGCGTTGGCAGCAATGCCGCTACGCAGCAAGATTCGGGGGGCCGCCAAATGACGACTCAACTGACCTGGGCCCAACGTGCGCGCAACTGGGCGCTTCGGTGCAGCGTCACGCTCCCAGGCTGCCCGTGGGCAATGCGGCTGATCGAGCGCAAGACCGACGACGACATCAAGACGGACGTCTTGCTCGTGCAGTCCGGGCTGATGGGCGCTCTCGTCGAACTCAGGAGGCGCGGCATCCAAGACGGCGTCGAGGAGCTACTCGAGCGAACTCGCGAGGCCGAGCTGCTGCTGTTTCAGTTTGAACACCGTCGCGAGAATCCGTATCCGACGAACACCACGCCGGTGTGAAGTCGGAGGGACAGGAGGGAAAGCATGGAAACACCACGCACCATCCACATTCGCGCCTCGGCGACTCCGCAGATCATGCGCTGCGCCGGCAGCCTCTACCCGGAGCCCAGCGAGCTACTGATCGACCAGGACAGCAACGCGGCCGACATGGGCACCGCGGCGCACGCGGCAGCGGCAGTGCTCGTCCAAACCGGCAGCATCCCGTGGGACACCTTGCCCGAAGACAAGGAGCTCCGGACTCTCTGCGCGCTTGCAACCAAGCTTTGGCGACAGGTCGAGGAGAGCTTTCCGAACGCGATGACCGAGGTCCCTCTGCGCTACGAGACCGGCGGCATCGTCGTCACCGGGCACGCCGACATCCTGTCGATCGGTGGGTCGATCGCCCGCGTAGGCGATTGGAAGTTTGGCCGCAAAGACTCCGACTACTCCGCGCAACTGAAGACGTATGCGTCCCTCGTCCTATACCAGCACCCCGAACTGACGCAGGTCACCAGCACGCTCCTGTGGGTCCGCGACCAGGAGATCGAGAGCTACACGATGGGCCAGCGCGGGGCCCACGAATGGCTTGACGATCTGGCGTCGGTGGTCGTCGACTGGAACGGAGTCTACACCACCGGATCGCACTGCCAATGGTGCCAGCGCACGGCGTCGTGCCCGGCCGCGCGAGCGATGGTGCGTCGCTCCGTCGAGGCCTTCGTGCCTGGCAACGCCGCGGATCAGCTCGCCGCCATGACACCCGATCAGGTGATCTCCCTGCTCGACACGGCCAAGTTGGTCGAGCGGTACGCGAAGGCTGCGCAGCAAGTGGTCCGAGACCTTGTCGTTGCCACCGGCGACGTCGTGGGATCCGACCACCGACTCACCCTCGAGGGTACGCATCCGCGAGAACTCGATCCCCTGAAGGCGTTCCCAGTGCTAGAATCACATGGGTTCGGCGACAAGGAGTTCGCGCAATGCGTGGACGTCAGTCTCAGTAAAGCCGAGGACATCGTGCGGAAGCGGGCATCCAGAGGGCAAGGAGCGGCGTCCGTCCGAGAGCTTGACGCGGCGCTCGACACCGCGGGCGCCGTGACCAGGAAGACCAGCTACCGACTCGTCAGCAAGCGAGTCTCAGGAGGACAGTGAATGGCAACCGAAAAGCTATCGACCGTAGACCAAGCGACCAAAGACATCGAGGTCGTGCTCGAGCAGTGCAACGCGGCGGCGCTGCGCGAAATGCCAGTGCTCCGTCAAGCGGTCATCCTGGCCACCGGCGTAACGCAGATCCGTCGCTGCCTGACCGACGACATCATGCGCTCTGTGTTCATGCCGTTGCAGGGGTCTGCGCTCGGGTTCGTGACCGACAAGGATCGCGACGGAGGCTATGACCTGCCGACCGTGCGTAACGTCGTCGTCGAAGCGCTGATCCACGGGTTCTATCCGGTCGGAAACGAGATCAACATCATCGCTGGTAGGATGTACGGGGCCAAGAACGGGTTCGCTCGGAAGGTGCGAGAGTTCGAGGGGTTGTCCGATCTGATCATCACACCCGGCGTCCCCGTGATGAAAGACGGCGGAGCGATCGTGCCGATGCGCGCGACGTGGATGGTCTCAGGTAAACCGTACACCATGATCCGCGATGTCACCAAGACCGCCGACGGGACCGTGCACGACAGCCGGATACCGGTCAAGGTCAACTCCGGGATGGGCGTTGACGCCGTGATCGGGAAGGCAACCCGGAAGATGCTGAAGTCGATCTACGACATGCTGAGCGGGTCAGTCCTGACCATCGAGGATGGCGAAGTCGGAGAGGTGATCACGGCGGAAGGGGTCTCGGTGAACACGGAAGCGTCACCGGCTCCTACAGATCCCGAGCAGGACGGTCGCCGCATCAAGCTCGGGAATCCCACTGCCCAGGCGCAGGCGCAACCTGTGGTGGAAAGAGAGCCGGGCCAGGAAGGCTGATCCACCACCATGTCCCTCCCCCGTGGACCCAGGGCACCTGAGCCTCCAGCCCGCATCTCCGGGGCACCTGAGCCTCCAGCCCGCATCTCCGGCTGTGCTTGGTGCTCTGACTCTGCGGGGGAGCCATGACCTGCGCGCAGAGCTAGCAGCGAGAGCACCGGGCGTCCTCCCCCGCGACCGTGCCCGTTGATAGCTCTGCTCGTGGTCATGGACCACAGGAGGACAATGTGACGAAACGCAAACACTACGTGGTATTCTACAGCCCGGGAACGTTCATAGCCGAATCGAGCGTCAGACCCATTGAATCGTGGTCGACTGAAACCGCCACATCTGTGGCCAAGTCCATTACCGAGAGACACGGAGCTATCCCGTACGGCTTCAGGTTCGAGACCAGGGTCGTGGCGGGCCCAATTCCAGATGGTGAGGGTGGCACCCTAGACGTGGAGCCCAAGACCGTCGAGCGCTCCGGGATGTACTATCTCGGGGGTGTGGTCGAAACCATTGCTGACGTCGAGGCCAGACACGACCCGAAGGAAAGTATTCTGCTCAGCAATATGCGATGCAACGGATATGACCGCGTGATCACAACTACGAACGGATACCGATTGTCACAGCCCTTCGAGCCTGGAGACCATGTGGTGGATCCTGAGAGTGGAACGGTGACCCTGTGACCCGGGACCAGCAGGGCCCGATCGTCGTCTACCAATTCACGGTCGAGGAGCTTCGACATCAGCTCGCGCGGTACGCGGACGCAGGGTTTACACCTCCGGCGATCGTCAAACTCATCAGCATTTGGGTCCATGCACGGGCGGGTAGCGACAGCTTCGAAACCGAACAACTGGGCTCCGCCTACATGATGCTGCCCATTGCCCTACTCCGCGCCTGCGGAATCGAGGAACGATGAAGACAGAGAACGAGATCCAACACCCTGATCCTGCCGTGACACTGACCCGCTACGAGGCCCAGCTACTGGCTACCTTCGCGTACTGGACGATGGCAGAAGTGGAGCGGGACGTCATCGCGCCACTGCTGGAAAAGCTAGGGTTTCCAATCCCCGAAGGACGTACTTGGCCGGAGGGACGATGAAACCGAGCGAACGATGCATCGAGCCCAACGTGTTCGTACGCGGAGAACTGATCAGGTCTGCAACGATCAATGTCACAGCGCTCGGTGGCGTGCTGGATGAACTCGGCGCGCGCGTCGCTGCCCTGGAGTCCAAGGACCAACCCATCGGAGCCGAGCCTTCCAGCGATCCAACTGATCCGGAAGACGAGAAGCCGTGTCGCGAGTGTGAATCAAGGTGCGAACTGCGCAAGGAGCAGTACGCTCGACTGGAGACGGCACTACAGGGTACAATGACCCGAGCAGCAGAACTCTGGCTCGAAGGTGCAGAGGATGGTGACTACCTCCCGCTGCGCGACTACGCGGAGCAACTCGAGCACAGAATCGCTATGCTTGAGTCGAAGCGCACCGAGGCCATCGTCACCATCAGAGACCTGCTCGATGGAAACTGGCAGTTGGCTCGAGTGGAGCTACCAAGGGTAGCGGCTGAGCGTGACGCTGCCCGACGGGAGCGCGACGAGGTAAGACAGGCATGGCCAGCTCCCGAGGACGGCCCTCCCATCGTCGGAAACCATCTCTGCCTCGACACCACGGCGTACGGTCCAGTGTATCGACTGCGCTACTACGATGGAGAGAATTGGCGAGACCGTCCAGACGGGGCCATCATGTTGATTTGCCCAGAGGACAGGAAGCGATGGAGGCTGGAATTGCCAGGGAGGATCAACTATGACTGAGACGACGTACCAGTACGTGGAGTGCGACGGCTGCGGATGCGATGTGATTCTGCCTAGCGACGTGGACTCGGCGGCGCTCGTCCCCCATCCTCTGCCCAACGTGTGCGCTCAAGGCGGTGATGGAGCGCGACGAGGCGAGGGGGCAACTGATCCGAATGTTCGTGACGCTTCGATTTTACGGAGACGCCTCCGAGGAGCGTCTACGCGCCGAGGCCGAGCGCCGATGGCCTGGAAGCGGGGAAGTGCTCTTTCCGTGAATGACGTAGCCTTGAAGCGGGCGTCGCTGATTTGTGAACGCCATGACAGTCGCACCAACGGCGCCCGCTTCAAGGCTGGGCGCGGCGCGGCCGGGTTGGTCAGGGCACGGCTCGGCGAGGCATGGCATGGCATGGCGAGGTTAGGAAACCCCCAACTGGCAGGCAGAGCGGTTCGAGCGAGGCCGGATTGGGCGAGGCAAGGATTCCCCTTCGGGGGAAGGAGAACATCATGAAGACAGTCAATCTGAAGCTAACAGGCGTAGCGCCTCTTCTCATGCACAACGCGCGTCTCGCTGACCCGACGGATCCAATCACTCGGGAAAAGTCGAAGATCGCGAAGGGCAAGAACAAGACCGAAGAGACGTTGATGGCGATCAAGGAACTAGAATGGCGTGGCGGGCTCTACGTCGACGAACAGGGCCACCCTTCCCTTCCGGCCGACGTCATTCTGGCCACCATCGTTCAGGGAGCTCGCAAGGCGAAGCTCGGGAAGGAAGCGAGCGCCGCCGTCTACTGTGACCAGGCGTTCTTTCCTCTCGAGTACGACGGTCCTAAGGACATCAAGAAGTTGTACGCCGACGGTCGATTCTGTGACTACCGAACGGTCGCGCAACAGAGGCAGCGCATCATGCGAGCTCGACCAATCTTCCGGTCGTGGTCATGCAAGGTGACGCTGCAGGTGGATGAGGAGATTCTCAACCCGGAGCAAGCCCGCGAGGCGATGATCGCGGCGGGGTCCAGGGTTGGCGTTGGAGATTTTCGACCGCGATACGGAAGGTTCACGGTCGAGTGAGGCATGGCATGGTGAGCCGAGGCCATACGGGGCCAGGCGAGGCGAGGCTCGGCAGGGCATGGCTTGGATGAACAGCACGCGATGGTCGTACGCCGGGTTCGATTCCCGGCGGCGTGCCCATGGCTGGGCTCGGTACATTCTCGGTTCGGCAGTGCATGGCAAGTCCCGGCGCGGAAGGGCAAGGCAAGGTTTGGACAAGCCCTCCAATGGTTGCACGCTGGTTCGATTCCAGCGGGAGGGCCCGAGGCTAGGCGGGCCAACGCGCGTCGAGGTGTGGATGGCCGGGCTGGGCATGGCAAGGCAGGGGCCCCTTTGGGGCATCAATAGGAGACACACGATGGACGTTTCGAAACTACATCCTCTCGATTACTCGACCCTCCAGAAGGGACAGTTCATCAACCAGAGCGACGCCGAGGACATCGTCGGGTTCAAGGCGTCGGAGAACCCGAGACGCTTCCAGCTCGAACTCATGCGGCTTCGTGGAGCCATATGGGACAACTGCGAGGAACTGGTGGCGAAAGTCGAGGGTCTCGGGATTCGGATCTTGACCGATCCAGAAGCCGACGAGTACCTGTGGGCTCAACAGTGTCATCTCATCGCGAAGCAGGCCAGGATTGCCAGGGCCCGTGGAAGGATTGACCGCACGGAATTCGATTCGATCCAAGCGCGTACCTCCGAGATGCGGGACCTGTTCTCGGCTGGTGTGGCCAACGAACTCCAGAAGTCGCTCCGGAGGGCTCAGCGCGAACACGCGATGTTGGCCGAATGCCGGTCCGAAGCAGGAAGGATCTGCCAGACGGGGCCGCTTGATGCCCCGCCGCCCCGGTGACTCACGCGGCCGCGTCCTGAGCCTTGGCCCGCGGATTGCACACCCGTATCTCCGATGAGATCTCCATGATACCTTCCGCTACTACCATGACCGCCACGTCTCGAGCCCTGGATCTCGCCTCAGCAGCCTCCGGTACCACGGACCCCACGGTCCGCCGCGACGCGCTGGCGGAGCTCCCAGGTGCCGTGGACGCGGCCTACGCCGAGCTCGTGGCAGTCGGAGCGCCCGAGTCGGCCGAGCTCGTGGTCCGGGCCTGTCTCCTACTGGCCGCCTGCCCCGGACACATGTCCGCGGACACCTGTCCGCCTAGCGGACACTTGTCCGGGTAGTATAATGTCATACACGCAAAAACCCCACGTCCTAGAGCAGCCCGACTCTGGCACAGCCCATGCAACTACCCCCATCGTCCCCGGAAGGGGAAGAGAGCCCGGGGGGCACACCGGGGAATCAGGGCCGCCCCAGGGCTCGCCACCGAAGGGTCGCGGGCCTGGGATCGTAGGAGCACATCATGATCATCTACGTACCCGAAAACACTTCAGCGGCGAAACTTGCCGCGCTCGCTCTCGAGTTCGACGACGTATCGATCGAAACACACGAGCACACCTGCGCGTCGATTGACGACTGTGACGAGATAGTCGGATGTCGAGCACTCTCAGTCGTCAACGACATTCTGTGGCCGCAGTACTGACACCGGCACGCCGATTGCAACACTAGAACCCCAGAAGCCCACCCGGGGAGGACCCGGGCGGCAACCCGGCGAGGAGCCGGCAGGAGAAACGACAATGGCACACATCACGCTCACCAACACGTTCCACGGCACATCGACCGTCGTCCGCCCCCTCGACGGCGCCCTCTGGTGTGCGCACTCGGTGTGTGGGACGCGCGGGCCCAGCAATCCCGCGATCTATGAGTGTCCCGATGGGTCCGCGGTGGTCGTCGAGCCAGACGCGACCGGCTGGACCACTCCCCCTGGGTACCAAACTACCAAGACCATGGCGAGCACGGGACTGTGGGACGCGCTAACTGGTCGCAGGCCGGCGAAGGATGATTCCGAGCTTCTGGAGATCGCGAAGTTCGACCGCTTCTACACGCCCCGCGAAGCGGCGGACGACCAAGAGCGTGCCGTCGCGCATCGCGTCTCCGAGCTCCGCGAGCTGGCCGGCATCTGATGTATGTATTACGACTTGAGCTCATCGGGCACACCAACCGCGCTTACCTGCAACTGGCGTCTTCCGTATGTCGCGAGATCAGCGCCCCGGACTTCATTGGGAAGATCCCGAGCTGCGGTTGGGTCGCGAGAATCAAGGGGGCCGATCCAAAGCACGGGATGGCGCGAGAATTCTGCAAGCCCATGGTCGACTATGAGGATGCCAACGGAACAGGCAACCGTGGAGTTCACGCAGTCTACTTTCTCAAGCCAGGGTTGTACGAGGCATACCAACGCCTCTCCTGGAGGAGTTCAGACAGGTACTTCTTTCGGATCGACGGGAACACGTTGACCAGAGTCTCCAAGGAGGAGGTCTCGGAATGGGTCTCAAGCAAGGACTTGGCGTCAACGTCCTCTCGGCTGCGCGCTCCCGGATAGCACGGGTACTCGACGACTTCAGCCGAGTATACGTGAGTTTCAGCGGCGGCAAGGACTCCACCGTCATGCTCCACCTAGTCATGGAGCAGGCCATTGCTCGCGGGCGAAAGATCGGAGTCCTGTTCGTCGACCTGGAAGCGCAGTATCGGCTCACGATCGAACACGTACGCGAGATGTTCGGCCTCTATCGGAACCACGTCGATCCGTACTGGGTGGCGCTCCCGATGGCGCTCCGCAACGCCGTCAGCAACTACCAGCCAAAGTGGCAATGTTGGGATCCCGATGCTCGTGATCTTTGGGTTCGTCAGCCCGATCCGATGAGCATTACGGACCCGAGCACGTTCCCGTTCTTTCATCGGGACCAGGAGTTCGAGGAGTTCATCGAGCACTTTGGCGAGTGGTACAGTGGGGGAGAACCGACCATGTGCCTCGTCGGAATACGGTCCGACGAATCACTGAATAGATTTCGGACGCTCATGGCTGAGAAATCACGCTACGACGGCCACCGGTGGACTACGTGGAAGGGAGGGACCGTCTTCAACGCCTACCCGATTTACGACTGGCGCACCGAGGACATTTGGACGTACCATGCACGGACAGGAAATCCCCACAACCGACTGTATGACCGCATGCACAAGGCTGGACTTTCGATCCACCAGCAGAGGATCTGCCAGCCGTACGGCGATGACCAACGGAAGGGTCTGTGGCTGTACCATGTGATCGAGCCGGAGACCTGGGGCAGGGTTGTCGCTCGGGTCAACGGGGCAAACGGTGGAGCCCTATACGCTCGAGAGTCCGGCAACATACTGGGTCGGATCACGATGGCTTTGCCCCCAGGGCACAACTGGCAGAGCTACTCCGAACTGCTGTTGGCGACGCTTCCGCCGTCTACGGCCGAGCACTACAGGGACAAGATTGCGGTGTTCCTCCACTGGTACGCGGATCGCGGCTACCAGAGTGGTATTCCAGACGCTGGCCCCCCAAACAGCAAGGACACTCCGTCATGGCAAAGAATCGCAAAGGCACTTCTGCGAAACGACTGGTGGATGAAGGGATTGAGCTTTACCCAGCACAAGAGCCAAGCATACGAGAAGTACAGGCGCATCATGAAGAAGAGGCGGGCTCTCTGGGGGATCTACTGATCGTGATCGTGGCGATGATCGGTTCGATGCCGCTATCCGAGCGCGTGGCCGCGATCAACCAGGCCCGGAGCGCTCTGCATGCCGTCAGTCCGTTCTCGGACGAACCCGTGGACTTCGTCGAATGGGTGCCGGCTGACAACGTCACAGCCAACGATTACAACCCGAACCACGTGGCGCCCCCGGAGATGCGTCTTCTTGAGCACTCGATCTGCAGCGACGGATATACCCAACCGATCGTCGCCCACCAGATCGGCGCCGGGTACGAAGTCGTCGACGGTTTCCACAGGAACCGGGTCGGCAAGGAATGCAAAGCTGTCCGTGAGCGGGTTCACGGGTACCTTCCGATCACACGGATCAACGCTGCCCGTGAGGACCACAACGACCGCGTAGCGGCGACAATTCGCCACAATCGAGCTCGAGGCAAACACCAGGTCGACGCCATGAGCGACATCGTTGCCGACCTCGCAAAGCGCAACTGGAGCGATGCCAAGATCTCCAAGGAGCTCGGGATGGACGCAGACGAGGTGTTGAGGCTCAAGCAGATTACCGGGCTGGCCGAGTTGTTTGCAGACCGAGAGTTTTCTGAGGCCTGGGAAATCGGGTTCACCGACTAGTCCACCCTCCCCCGTCCCGCCCCCGCGCTCGCGAATGAGCCCGGGGGCTAGGGACGTCGATGGACCACAGGTCCCAGACCTAGGAGGTAGCCATGCACCAGCCGGGGAAAGCCCGGCACCCCAGCCCGGTAGGCCACGAGCCCCGGGCTTTCGGGGTCATGAATACCCGCGAGACTACCAACGGCTGGTTACTGACACGTCGACAGACCCAGGAAATCGAGTATTGGACTGACGGAGGAGTCTCACCCGGCGACTGCCGCGCCGAGGGACTACGACGGCGAAGGCCCGGTGCTGTGCGAGCTATTGCATCGCGGAGCGTTGCGCGACGCTTGACCCGCCGACCTAACTGGGCGCACACTACGGATCATGCACACCCGCTAGCCGGCCCCGACAGAAGGGGCCTAGGAGCAAGCCATGGCCCGCCCGACCGAATCCGACACCACGACCCGAACTAGGGCATTGCAGCGCCTCCACGGCGCCCTGGACGTGGCCGAGGCAGTCCTGGGAGCAGCGGAGCTGGAGCGCCTGGCGGCTGACGTGGAGCTCGCCGTGGGCCTCCGGCACGTGCCCCGGGAGCCTTCCCTCTCCGAGGTCCTGGCCGGGGCTGAGCGGGCTTCCGAACGCGTAGCGGCCTGGCCCGAGTGGAAGCGGCGGGTCGCGTGACCTCTCCCTGCCGAATCTGCGGTGGTGCCGCGCACCCGGCGACGGGCTGCGTCTACACCCCGACCTTCCTCGTCTGCTGGCGATGCACGCTCGAATGGGCCCGGCACCTACAGCGCTGGACGAACATGCGGGGCCGTAGGTCCGGGGTCTGTTTCTACGATCATGTCCGTCCCAACCCTTAACCGGCCACACGACCGTACCGTACACCAACCATGGACCTCAGCACGCTCGACCGCGCCCGCCTCGCCCTGATGCTCCGCCGCGACCCGTCCGAGCTCCCAGAGCACGACGGCCGGACCACGATCGACGGAGAGCAGGTCGAGATTTCACCTGAGACAAACCACCACCAGGGTCCGTGCTCCGACCCGGATCTCTCCGGTGACTTAGCTCTTCTTGTCCGAAGGTAGAGACATCTCCGCCGCGCGGCATTCGGGTCGAGACCCCTGCCCAGGGAATAGCACTCGACGACCCTTTTGGATGTCTCCTGTACAGCAGGACGCGGCCCCAGCACCGGTGGTGGGTTGACGAAGCCTGGAACTCAACGAGGCAGCACGGCTAGGCACGACCGCCCTCCGAGCAGGATGACCCCCGTTATTTCCAGACTCCGTTGGCAAAGTGCGCCGCTCGGTCCCCGGCGAACACCGGAAATCCCGAGGCCAGGGTGGTTTCCCTCCTGGTTTTTTCGGTAACCGCGCTACTGTCCGGCCATTTCGGCTTCCGCCGTAGACCCTGGACGCAGGTCCAATTGTGCGCCACCGGGAGCGCTTCGACCGAAACGTACTTGACGTCGTCGGTTTTGAATGGGAAGATCTCCGTATCATCGTCCACCCGCAAGGGTAACACAGGCCCCGGGCGTCGTCCAACCCCGGGGCCAACTTTTTGGTGCTGATTCCGTCATGGACAACCGCTCTCAGGATGCCACCTGATGTGCGAATCATGCTCATGCCAGTCGGCCTGACGCAGAAACGCCCCGCCACCCGTGAGGGCAGCGGGGCATCGTGGTACCGGCGGGCTGGTGATCAGTCGGGCTTGACGCGGGACAGTGCCGCAATGGCCGTCCCGAGGTTTCCGATGCGCTCGGACCTGCGCTGGATCGCTGAAGCGTCCAGATCGCCGAAGTTCATCGCCTGTTCGCGGGAGTTTACTTCTCGTCGAAGGTCGGTTGCTAGCAGGAACATGGCGCGCTGGATCGAGTCGGACTTGACCTCTGCTTCCGGGCAGTCAGGTAGCAGCTCTCTGTCGTAGGCCAGTTGAGCCACGAACTGGATCAAGCCAGCTACGGCGTCCTCCTGCGTTGTCCCCGTAGATCCATCTTCGGGCCTGGACAACAGCGACGCGAAGAATCCCTGGCTGCCGTCGTCGAACGTGTAGGCCTTGACCGTGTACGCGAATTGATTGGACATTTGCTTCCTCCAAATCGGGAAACCCAATGGGCCCCGTGTGGATGGTTGGATGTCGAGTGTAGCACGTCAAAACCCGTAGTCGTTGGGCCTTTCGAGATCTTGGTGGACGGGCGCCGGCGGCGTCGACGCTCTCCTGACGGTATCGGTGGCGCGTGGCAGGGGGCGGGCCGCAATCTTGGCCGACAGATCCTTGTCCACCGCTGCGATGGCGGCCCTCTGCTCGAGGTCCTGACGTCGGAGCTCGGACAGCTGTGACGCGAGCTCCCCGGCCACGGCCCGGGCGACTGCGGCGGCCTGCTCTCGGTTCTGCGCGGCCATCGAATCCCGGACAGCCCCTCCGACCCACATTGCCGAGCCCACGATGGACGTCAGCACTGGGATCACTCCCCAGGCCATCACCCGGACCAGTCGCGCCTTCGCCGCGGCACGCTCCCGGTTGGCGTCGTCCAGGGAGTCTACTCGGACCGAGACGGACTCGATCGTCTGCGCCTGGGCTCGGGACGAGGTGTGGATGGCCCGGACGCTCTCGTAGATCCGACGGATCAGGGCCTCGTAGCCACCGTCCACCGGAGTCAGCTCGTTGGCTATCTGCGGAAGCGACGGAGGAACGAGCGGATGAATCGGATGCACACGTTCGACAGCCTGGAGGGTGAGAGCTCCGAGCGGTGGAGTCGGGGCGCGTCTCGGGTGGACCGGGCTCGGCGGAGGCAGCGGAACCCCCGGCAGACCAGGAGTCCACTTGGTCACGGACCCGGCTCCCGACCGTCCACGACAGCAAGTGCCGGCCGGCGCCCGTGGGTCGCCACGCACTGCCCTTCGATCCGGTCGAGCCGGTCGGTGTACGAGCGAAGCAGGGTCAAGATCTCAGCCTGCGATTCCCCGATGCGAAGCACTGCCCGGTGCAGCTCTTCCTGTCGGCGTCCCATCCGGCAGACCTCGTCTCGGTATTCCCGGATGTCGTGTCGCAGTTCGGCCACCGATTGGACCAGGTCACGGATCGCGTCAGGGCCTGCCGGAATGGTGTCGTCAACGTGGGCGACGGGAGGCGCCCGGGGGATCTGCCCGATTGGATCGGGCACGGAACTCTCGTTGGGCGGTGGTCGTTCAGCGTTCATGGGTTGTCGTTCTCCACGTAGCAGGAAATGGTTCCCCAAGTTGGCGAGGGGTTGATCGTCATGCCGGTTCCGGCGTGTAGGAGTCGCTGAACAGCGCGCTCCACGTTGCAGGGCCGACGATGCCATCGGACAGTAGACCGTTGGCACCCTGGTAGTCGCGGACATAGCGCTCGGTGATTACTCCGAAAATCCCGTCGGCAGCCAGTTGCAATTCTCGCTGAAGCGTCTTCACCGCGTCGCCGTGATCTCTGCGACGCACGGTCTTCGGTATGCCCACCGGAGCTCCATTCGGAACCTCGATGCCCTGCGCTCCATCGGCGATCCAAATCCCCTTGCGTAGCGCCAGGAAGTGGTTTCTGATTCGGTCGGTTTGCGTGGGGCCGAAACCCTCATAGTACCCCGTCTCTCGCATCCGCTGGCTCACGGTGTACGTGCAACCGGCGGAGGCCGCGACGAGCACATCACGTCGCCGTCCTCCGAACATCACCCTGGCCAGGTCATCCCATCCCGCCTGCGGAGTCGGGTACTTGCGGAACGCGACCTGGTATGGCGTCGAGCTACCGTCTGCTTCCGGGTGGGTGTCCGTGTAGACGAACACGTAGCCGTTCCACGATGCGCCGGCTTGAATCGCCCCGATGTTCCACGATCCAACGCCGGCCCCCTTCCACCCGCGCCCGTAGCTGGTTTCGAGATGACCGATACCGGCAAGGTGGCGGGTAGCATTGAAGTGTGGGTCCTGTCCAGTGAGCGTTCCCACCGCGTTGCATGCGAAGATTCGGGCTTCGTCGTGGATGCTTGCCACGTGACCTCCGATCACCACTGGAACCCCCCGTGTGTTTCTGCTACAAATCGAGTTGCCCCGGCATCGTTTGCGCGACCCGGGGCTTGGCCACAGGAAAGTAGGTTCCCATGAGCAAACTGATTCTGACCTTGACCGCGAAGGATGTCGAGCGGTTCTGGTCGAAGGTCAACAAGAACGGGCCGACCCCGCCACATTGCCCCGAGTTGGGCCCGTGCTGGGTGTGGCGATATGGGTGTCTTCCTGCTGGGTACGGGAACTTCACGGTTTCCCGGACTGGTAAGGTCTATCGCCTGTTGGCCCACTGGGTCTCGTTCTATCTTGCGCACGATAGATGGGCATTCCCGTTCTGTCTGCATCGTTGCGACAACCCGTCGTGTTGCAACCCTGGGCACCTGTGGGAGGGGACCCCGAGGGACAACTCTCGAGACATGGTCACCAAAAAAAGACACGGAGCGGCTATGCATCCGGAAAGCATCTGCCGAGGGGACCGTGCTGGGCTTCATCTCCATCCTGAACGGGCAGCACGCGGAGACTCGAATGGGTCTCGACTCCATCCTGAAAGGTTGAAGCGCGGGGAGGACAATGCACGGTCGAAGCTGAGCAATTGTGACATAATCTCCATCTGCACACTCAGGAGATCCGGCGTTGCCTACCGTGACATCGGAACGAGGTTCGGCGTTTCCGCGAGCGCGATCGTTTTCATCTGGAAGGGGAAAACCTGGAAACATGTTGATGCCGGTCCTAGAGGCTACCTCCGCCGAATGTAAAGGCAGTCGACGTCCCATGCGTCTCGAATGACGGCCTCGGAGACTTTGGCGCAGCCGAGTTGGAAATTGCCATCTGGAAGGTGGCAGCCGCCGTTGAGCCCCCACGAGTTCTGAATCACGTACTGACGCACTCCGGCGATGTACTCGACGGCGACGACCCGTTGCTCGTGTCCGTTGCTGCTGCCGCCCATGGCGGCCGTTCCCAGGACGAGGTCGGCAAGTAGGGGAGAACGCTCGGCTGAGAAGAAATCGAAGTACGGGTCCCGGACGCCGGTCGCAATCCCAACCGCGAAGCCCCGCTCCAGAGCGTCGTCGACAGCCTCCAGGTTCCCGTCGTCGCATCGCCAGTGCTCGGAGTCGGTCTGGCGGGTGTCGTACGCCGCGAGCTCTGAGTCCAGGTCATCGGGCTCGGTTTGCTCGGTGACGTCATTCCACTCGCCGGTCTCCTCGGGGTCGAACCCTCGGATCATGGCGGATTGAATCGCCGAGGCGAACCACGTCCCGTCCTCGTTGCCAGTGATGTTGCCGTCCCGTCTGCGGGCGTCCGTCCACAGGCGCACCCAGGAGATCCGGGGAGGAATGCCGAGTACCGCCTCGGCTCCCGCGCACATGGCGCATCCCACGCATGCCCCTAGGTTGCCTTGGTCGATGATGCGCGCGATGGGCTGCTGCACCGGGTAGGACACGGCGCGGGTAGCGCTCGCGCCCACGTAGCGCGTAGCGCTCCTCTGCTGGCGCTCGGTCGCGCGTCGAAGACCGGTGGCTCTGACGATGATGGTCACGGGCAAACTCCTGGTGAGCGTGGACGGCAAAGATCGACCTCGGAGCATGTTGATACCGACGCTATGCATCGCGGACAGATCGGGTCTCCGTCGGCCGCTCGAGCTCGGCAGACAACCGAGAGCGGGGTCCCGGCGGGAGTCTCCCACCGTGGGAGGCCAGCAGGGGAGCGGCACTGGAGCTCCCGGAGGCGCCGCTCAGCAACCTCGCAGTCGTCCACGGGCGCCGGTTGACCCCCGGTGCTCACTGTCCCGCCCGTTCCCGCGCTTCCCCCGGTGGCGACCGAGCCTCCGGTTACGGGTGGTGTCGGCCAGTAGCCGCCCGTCGCCGGCGGCGGCTCGGGGGGGACAGGGTCTGGGACGTCACAGCTCGAAGCCGGAAGGGCAGCCATGCAGCAGAGAGCGAACCCCGCGAGGAATCCGCGCGTCACGTGAGCCATCATGGAATCTTGCATCAGGAGGTCCTTTCCCACATGTGCACGACAAGGTACGGCGGAAGATTCGTCTGCTCGGCGCCAGTGAAGCTCGGCGTGCTGACGGTACCGGCAGGCGTGCCGGCGCTGACAGACTCGCTCGATCCGGAGCACGAGTGACCGTGGGTCCCCAACGAGCTTCCGGTGAATGTCGGGGCTGTGCATGTCCCTGCCGGGGTGCCAGCGGTGATTGCTTGGCTCAGCGCTACGGCTGCCGACGTCGTGTTGGCCGTCTTGGTCCATTGGCCCTGGGCGGCCCGGCTAGTGCCCGTCCCAAACACCGTCGACGCCAGGTGACGACCGCTTGTCCCGCTCACAAGCTGGATCGGAAGCTCGTGGGCGTGAGTTCCGAGGGCTGATCCGGTAAACGTTGGGGCCGTGCACGTGCCCGAGGGAGTCCCGGCGCTGGCGGCGACCGCTGCGTAGGTCCCGACTCCGTGGCTGTGCGTTCCCAGCGCCGAGCCCGCGAACGTCGGCTGGCTGACGGTTCCGGATGGTGTGACCGTCTTCGATCCCCCGGTCTCGCGGATCGTATCAAACTCGGTCTGGCTCGCGTCGAATCCGACGAGCATTCGGCCTGTGGCGGCCGCAACCCACGTTGATGAGCATGCCGTTTCCCAGGACGGTGATCGGGTAGACGGCCGAATGACCGTCCCCGTCCACCACCGTCACGAGCTGCCCGAACGCTGGAGTTGCAGGAAGTGTCACCAGAACGGGGGCAGAGTTTCCCGTGACCACGACGCAAGTGTTGCGCGTGTCGAGCGTCGTGTCGGTTGCGACGTTGATCAGCACGTCATACCTAGAGTCTTCGGGCTCTGGAACCGATATCTGTGCCGCAGTCCCGCAAGCGAAACCAAGTCCGATGCCAATTCCGAGTCGCGTGACACATGCCCTACTGCGAGCACTCCCTCGCCCAACTGGTGGCTGCCGACTCGGACAGGTACCCCGCACCCGCAGCCAGAGCCGCCGTCGCTGCAGCCCCCGCGGCGAGCCCGATGCGAAGCGTCTTGTCCTCCGCCGGGATGGTCGAGAGGCCACTGCCGCCGGCGAGCACTGCAGAGATCTTGGCGACCCCGCCCCAGTTTCGGTGCTGGCTGTCGAGGGAGACGCATCGCTCCGTCGGGGGAGGAGCGGAGGCACGAGCCTGCGGGTTGAGACCGGCGAGACGACTTTCCTCGAACGAACCAGCGCATCCGCTCGCGATCAGCAGCAGTGACGCCGCCACGATCTTGCCCGCCACCGCCGGAGCCGGGACCGCTTTCTTGGCCAGATGGTAGACACCTGTCGCTTCGACGCCCGCCCAGAATGCCGCGGCAAGCTCCGACGCATCGATTCCGTCAGACGCAAACCCGGCCACCACGATCGGCCCTCCAGCGAGAACGAACGGCACGATGGGCTGCGCGAGTCGCGGCCACGTCGTGATATCGCACCATGCCGGCAGGAGAGACCACAGCGTCGGGGCCTCGGACTTCGAGAGCACGCGGGCCACGAACAAGAGAGCGACTACGGCAAGCACAACGTAGTGCTGGACGCCTGGAGCATTGAGAAACGCGAGTACTTGAGTCATCTGGTTGTCTCCTGGCGGTCCCCCGCCTCGAGTTGTGAGTGCAGCACGACCCCGCCACCGATCGCGACGGTCCCGCCCACGATCGCGCAGGCGCCGAACTCGAACTGGTGGCGAGTCTGCCCGTTGGCGATGCCACACGCGACCGAAGCGGTAGCTCCTGCGACGACCGCGGCCAGTGCGGCGTCTCGCTGTGCGACTGGGGCGCAGGCGGGGAGGAGGAGGGCGAGGGCTAGAAAGTATAGGCGGATCATGGGAACGCCAGCGCGGCAATCGCCGCGTGGAAGTGGGCAGCAATGAGCACGTGCTGAGCCGTCGTGTAGTGCAGGCCGTCATACGCCGGCGGATCGAGCGCCGGGTCGGTAGAGATAGCGGTCACGGTCCCGTCAGCCCCGGCGTTGTCTGCCACGAGCAACGCATTGAATTCGGCCCGCTCCACCTCAGACCAGGCGTTGTTCGGGCCGATCGCGGTGACCAGAATGTAGCCGGTCCAACCCGCAGCACGAGCAGCCGTCACAAATGCCTGGTGCCGGGCGTACGACTGCGCCGGGGTACATCCATCGTTGATGTGATCGTTGACCGACTCCCACAGGATCATCACGTTGCGCGCGTGGCTGATCCCGTCGAATTGCTTTGCCCCCTCCGTCGCCAGCAGCGCCGTAAGTTGCTCAGTGTCATAGCTACTGTGGCCCCAGTTCCAGACTTGATCATCTGCACCCAATAGAGCCAGCAATGGCGTGGGGTACGGGACGATCGTTGGCGGCGCCCCAATCGTGAGCGAGTTTCCGACACACGAAACAATGGTCCGATAGTGCTTCGTGGTCCCCCAGATGGCATCGGCGTAGCCATCGAGCAGCGTAATGTTACCGGATGTCAACCCGGTCACATCGGCCTCGGCCGCAACGGCGCCGACGACATTGACTCCTCCGGAATTGTGTGCCAGCAAACTCACGCCTCGCATCTGCTGAGTGCCTATCGTTGACCACACCTTGCCTTGCGCGACCAGCCCATCAGACCGCCTCACGCGGACCCAGGAGTTCGCGCCGTCGCAGTAGATGATCGCTAGTGACTCAATTTCCTTGGGTATGATGTTCGTACGCCCGGTCTCTCCAGCATAGATGCGATGAAGCGGTCCACCGGCGTACCCCACCCAATACGGTGGTGTGATCGCGCCTTCGGACCACAGCTCTTGCCGATCCGTGTTGTCTGCGCAGGCCAGAGACATTTGTGAGGCAGCTGCGGCCTCGGTAGCTAGCAGCACACGGTAATTAGGTTGTGCCTGCGAAGCAGCGCTCGCTGGCGTGGTGCTCTTCAGATACTTGGTGGTGGCGTTCCGAGCGGAAGGCAGCCCGCCAAAATCGGCATCGCTCGCCACGTACGCTAGATTGCCGGATGGCCCCACCAAAACGTCAGCCACAGTCCCGCCCGTGACTTGCGTCACCGAGATCACCTCGCCCGCCACGACGGACACGAGATCAGTTCGGTTGATGTCGTAGATCAATACGGGCGTAGCCCCAGCAAAACAGGCTTCCCAATCCGTCGTCACAACATCCAGATCATCTCGTGACGTGCTCCCACCGACCTCGCGCACATAGAGTTTCGGCTGCCCGACGTCCCCAGCTACCGCTGTAACTGGTCCGGACCACGCTCCGCCTACTGGCGTGATTCCGCCGGGTGGACTGGCGATCACACTGAAATCAGACCTGAACGATAACTCTAGCGGCACGTCTAGCGACGACGTGCCCGTGGTTGTCCTCGCCAAGCCCATAATGTATCCGGCCCCTGGAGACGGAGACGAGAATGACACCACGATATACGTGACCGTGCACGCCAGCGTAGCCCGGGCCGTCGTGCCGCCGACTTCGCGAATGTAGAGAGTTGCCATCAACCCACATCTCCTATCTCAGCCGTGACGTCCATGGACCACGCTCCACCTGCAGGGATGACCCCGCTGGTGCCGACGATATCATCGAACGTCGGCGTGAACGCTGCCTGTAGCGTGGCGCCAACAAGTCCCGTAGACGTCCCTGACACTTCATCGGGTACGCCAACAACAAACTCGTGCCCAGAAAGCGGCACTGAGATCACTAGCGCAGACACCACTCTCCTAGGAGTGTTCCAGACGCCCAATCCCACGCCGATGCCTAGTCCCATGGCTAGCTTTCCTTGCTCTATAATCATGTGCCAAACTCGAGTTTTGTCTGCCCTTGGATCAGTCAACATCTCCCGGGGCAGCCGTCACGTCTATTGTCCAAGATCCGCCTGCAGGGATGACCCCGCTGGTTCCGACGATCGTCGCGAAGTTCTCATCGAACGACGCCTCAAGCGTCTCGCCAACGAGGCTCGATGTTCCGTAAACCTCAGTCGCTATACCCACAACGAACTCGGCTCCGAGCAGCGGTGACTCGATCGTTACGCGCCATGGGTCGTTGTAGACGATCCATAGGTGCGCCGGACAAAGCTTCAAGAGTAGTTGCTTGAGCTCCAGCTCCCGCGCCGGGTCCAGTCCGCCTGAGTCGCCGAAGAGGAAGTAAATGAAGTACCGCCACTTGTCCGGATCCGTCGGGATCATAGGGGGTGGCATGAAGTCCATCGTCTCGTTGACGAGGTAGTAGACTTCGTTCGCGAGGAACCCATCGAGCAGAGGAGTGTTTTGCTCCAACGCCTCTCCGCAAAGAGCCTCCTCATTTCCGCACTGCCAGAGACCGACCTGTGGCTCGGTCGTGTAGTCGTGCGGGTCCAGTACGGTGCCCGTCCCGGGGTCGCGCCACCCGTGATAGTAGACGTCGAACCCTGCCGCCTGCAGCGTGTCCTGGAGGTACCTCGGGGACTGCCCTCCGAGCGCCTGCCACGCGGCAGCGATGGCGTCCTGCCGGTCTCCCGTGGTCGCAGCAGGGAACCAGATCCCATGCTGGTGCTCCCACTCGTCGAGCTCCGTCGTTGTCGTCGGATCGAGTTGGGTCCAGACCGAATCTATCGCGGCCCTTGCGCTGGTCGGAGCGCCCTCGGCCAGCCCGACGAAGAACCGCCTCAACACCTTGTCGATGATGATCGACCAGGCGGTCGAGCGGGGGAGCAGATGCTGAATCTGACGGAAGAACGGCATGTTACGGTGCGGGCTTAGGTGGTTGATCCCGGTTGATCCCGTCAGCTACTTGACCAAGCGTCCGCAGCGGTCATCATGTGGGACATGAGGGCTCTCGTTCTCGTCATTGGCTCGGTGGTTGCCGTGAGCGTCGGATCGTGTCAGAGGATCGAAACCGAAGGGCTGCAGACCATCGGTCCCAACGTCTGGTCGGCCATCGTGGAATGCGACGGGGAGGCCCGTCTCATCGGGCGAGGCGAGGTCGCCGAAGTCTCCGACGGCTGGCAGTGCGTTCCGGTGGATCCGGAGCAATACATGGGCTGGATCCGATGCTGGAGAGGGGACTCTGAATTCACCCTCGCCGCCGCCTGCGAGCCCGGATTCTACCGGTCGATGGCGTACATCGACGGGTGCCGAGTCGAGATCACCTGCGAAGGCAGAACGCTCTAGTAGACCGCGCTCCCGTGGTGGGACAGCACCAAGCCCGTGTGACGCCAGAGCGGTATCCCCACATCCACGCAGTGCTTTGAGAATGCGGTATCGTCTCGGCCGCACGGCACACCAGGCTGGTACCTAGCGGTCCACAACGCCGGGACAAGTCCGACGCCAGGAACCACGTAGACGTCCTCCGGCATGGCTGCCATGAGCTTTAGGACAGCCGCCCTCGTCACGAGCAGGAATCCCGCAGGTACTACGGTGCATTTCTCAAACGCCCCGTCCATTTCTCCCGTACTCGTCCCTACCACGACACCAGAACCGTCCTGGTAGTGATAGGTACCGCTCACGACGTCCCGCTCGCTGTCCAACAGATCCTGTATCGCGTCTGCTGAGAATCCTATGTCTGTGTCAACCATCAACATGTGGCGACAGCCAGAAGCCACGAAGCGTGCCGTCAGGATGTCGCGGTTCTCTGGAACGTACAGACCGGTCTGAACGAACGGCATCAGCCCGGGAGCCCCACCTCGCCCGCCGAACCGGTGCGTCGCATCGAGGCACCCAAACACGAATGGCCAGACTGGGCCACCTTTACCACTCGAAACCGCGAAGTAGATATCCGCTTTCTCGTTTCTCATCATGCCACCCGCTTCCAGAACACGACCGTGTAGAACGGCATCACGTTCGATGCCTCGTCGGTGTTCTCTCCGCCGCCCTCGGCGGTTGATGCCTCCGACGACGCGCCGCTCGCGATCTCGGTGCTATTGCCGGTGCTTCCAGACGCCGCCGCGCTCGTGTTGAACGCATCGTTCGCGCCAGTGTATTGTGTGTCTATGGGCACGCTCGTATAGAGCGGGCTCACTGTGGGCTCGCTCGTTGGATCGGCTCCACCAAGCCCGGTGTGGTCCACGTCTGGGGCTGCGGTCGCCAGGTAGCCACCGTTGCCAGTCGTGTCCGTACTGGGTCCCTGTGACGCCAGCACACCGCCGTTGCCTGTCGTGTCAGAGTCCGGCGTGCTAGACGGAACTGTTCCGCCGCCGCCCGTCAGATCAAAGCTCGGTGCACCGGTCGCTCCAGTCCCTCCGGCGGTAGTGCTCGCCACGCTGGGTCCGCTTGTCGCTCCATTTCCGGCATTCCCGGTGTCTGCTGCGCTGGACGCTCCGGTGCTGCCGGTACCGCCTAGACCGGTACTTGCCGCGCTGGACGCGCCGGTGTTCCCCGTGCCGCCTGAGCCAGTGTTTCCGGATGCGCTCCCTGTGTTACCGCTACCGGAGTCACCAGTTGTTACGTTGGTGGGTAGCGGCTGGCTCGTGTAGGTAGCTCCTTCGAGCTGCCCGCTCGTAGCGCTCGCCCCACCGAGGCTTGTTTGGGCAATGCTCGGAGAGCCTGTCGCCAGGTATCCACCGTTACCCGTCGTGTCGTTGCTCGGCGCGCCAGAATCTACCGCGCCGCCAGCCCCCGTGGTGGACGAACCCAAGCCCACCGCCCCTGACCCGCTGGCAACGGCTGCCGTAGTCAGCGTATGCGAGTGCAGTCCACCAGTGTGCGTGTGCGCACTCAACGTGTGCGCGTGACTCGCTCCCAGGTGCGTGTGGGGCATCAAATGATCGTGGCTCGGCCCCGCGTGTGTGTGGTCTGATTCTCCATGGTTGTGGGACATGCTGTGCGCATGCAACGGTCCCGTGTGCGTGTGACTGCCTAGCGTGTGGTCATGACTCGGACCCGCATGCGTGTGCGTTATCGTGTGGTCATGACTCGGACCCGCGTGCGTGTGCGTTATCGTGTGCGCGTGGCTCGGTCCGTTGTGCGTATGGTCGTTCAGGCCGTGCGTGTGCGAACTGCCATCATGCGTATGCGCGCCTAGCGAATGCGTGTGCGAGCCGCCCGTATGCGTGTGCGCGCTGAGGGTGTGAGCGTGGCTTGCGCCAAGGTGCGTGTGCGCGCTGAGGGTGTGAGCGTGGCTTGCGCCAAGGTGCGTGTGCGCACTCAACGTGTGATCGTGACTTGGACCATAGTGCTGATGTTCTGGACACGCATGGCTGTGCCCAAACCAATGTATGTGGCCACCCACCGAGTGCACGTGCGTGCCGATCGGGTGAGCGTGCGCGGTGATGCCGTGGGTGTGGGCCATCCCATGATCGTGGGCCTCCACGTAGTGCGTGTGCGTCTTCGACCCGCCCGTCTCTCCGAGCACATCCCAGTCTGGGTCGGTGATGTCCTGACCGACCAGCACCCGACCTGTCGCTACCTTTTCCCATGTGCCGTAGCCGTAGAGCGTAGCCGGGTCATCTGCCACGCCCAGAATGATGATCGTTCCGATCGGGAGCTGCCACGCTGCCTCGGCATCGTCGAACATCGCGCAGAGTACGGTCGCCAGCCCCTTCGCCTGAGCGGCTAACTCCGGAGACTTCTCGCGGAGCGCGACGCGATCGCCGTTCCAGAAGTAGCTGATTTGGTGGAAGATCGTCCACGCGAGTCCCGAGCCTCGGTATTGATCCGAGCTCCTATCGAGTGTGACTTCGCCGACTAGACACGCCATCTGCAGCTACCCGTTGCGAAGCTCAGTCATGGTCGCGAGCATCTCGCACGACACCCACATGGATCCGAGCACCGCATTCGTCCCGCTCTCGGTCAGCATCTCGATGAGTAGGTAACCCGCTGGCGAGCCAACTTGCGAGAACCCCTCGAGTTTCAACACATGGAAAGCCTCGTACGTCACCTGCGCACTGGTGTCAGGAGTCTCAACGAGTAGCGTCTTGCCTCCAGCTGTCGAATCCACCCAGTAGGCTGAAAATGTTGTGAGGTTCTGTGGTGGCCAGGTGGGATGTGTTGGCCCGTTCCACCTGACATTCACCTCGGTGATCGTGAAGTGATCGGGCACTCCCACGCGACAGTACATTTTACACGCAGTGTTGAGCGCGCATGAAAAACCAGCTCCGTCTGCATCGGTCCATTGCGCTGGCGTCGAGAATGAGAAGTGTCCCCTGCACGGCAGCCATTCTCCACGCGAGGAGAGGATGGGCCAGTTGCCTCCACCATCGATCGTTAGGGTCGCGCCGTCCGCTACCCTGACCTCCGCCCCGCTGATGGCCTGAAGCACCCCGTCAATCTGGACCTCCGATCCGGCGTAGGCATGGATCTGAGCACCGGTACGAATGTGGATATTCGCCCCGCTCACTGCATCAACGATGGCTCCAGCAGCGAGGTTGATTTCTCCACCGTTCTGGACGTTGATCTCTCCGCCGTCCTCGATCTCGATGTCGCCCCCGGAGTTGACATTGATGTTGCCACCGGACTCGACGTTGATTTCTCCACCGGACTCCACGTTCACCTCGGAGCCGGACTCGACTTCCATTTCGGACGTCGCTTGCAGCCTCGCCACCCCACCCCCTTTGACCTCCAGCGTTCCATAGACGAAGTGGTAGCCGCCGCTATTGATGTTCAGGATCTGACCCGACAGAATCGTGCGGGCAATTACACGCATTGAGTCGAGCAGCTGGCTGACTGTCGCACTGTCCGGCGTACCACTCGGTGTGGTACCTGCCGTCACCAGGATAGCCTGCAAGAACCCGTGCAGGTCCTGCACCCATTTCTCCTCGAACGGAGTTCCGTCCTGGGTGGTCGGCGTTGAGCGGTTACGCGGCTTCCCGTAGGGGTACGCGGCGTCCGTGTCCACCTGCGTCGGGTACTCAGTGGAGAGCTCTATTGCCATGATGCCTCAGGAGAACGTGAGAGTTCCCAGCTTCGCCTTTTCCCCGTGCCCAAGAATGTCCACGACCAATCCGCCGAGCGTCGGGCTCGTGACGTCGCCTATCGACGACCCATGTGCGGCCACTACGCCGGCCGTGGTCGCGTAGATGTCTCCTGCGGTGACGCGCTCTTTGCGTGGCAATGGCGAGAGCCCGAGGATGAACGGTTCGCGGTCCAGGAAGTACTCTTCAAGCGCCGACTGAATGCCGGTGCGCAGCGCTGGCGTGTCGGGATCGAGCCCCGTCACCTCGACGTCGTACGCGGTCCGGGTGATCGCGTAGGTGTTGATCAGCTCGACTCCTGCGGGGCGCCTCGAGGCCAGTCCCGCGTCGTCGTAGGTGATTGCTGCCTCGACAGCGACGAGCTGCGCCGGAAGAGGGATCCCGTCCGGGTCCCCGCAGCTTGCGACTGTAGCCTCGACGTAGATGTCCATCTCGCCCGGATCGCCCGTGTACGGGTACACGTGCAGGATCCCCGCGACTCCCTCGCCCCATTGCTGGTAGTCAGCATACGCTCCGCCCTGGGGCGGAGTCTGAAAGCGGCGGATGATTCGAAGTCTGTAGGAGTCGACCGTCTCCTCATCGGCCCCCGTGACGTCTAGCGATACGACGGACGCATCGCGCGCCACGTTCGGCACTGGCGACAGGAACGTTACGACATCGCCAGCCTCTAGGTTCCCTAGCGCACCGACTCCCGAGTTCCCATCCTGGTCGGAAACCGCCCGGACCGTGACGTTGACGATCGGAGCATCCAGGAGGACATCCTCCAGTGTGAGGTAGATCACTCCGGTTGCGGCACGTAGCAGCTGCTTTCCAGCCGCCATCGTCCCTGTCTGGTTCATCACCGTGACAGCGACCGTCAACTCCGCTCTCTCACCCTGGCCACGCTCTCCGACCCCGGAGATCCGTCCCCATTCGGTAAGTGGTCTGATGATGAGCGTGCCGATCTTAGTTGGTTCGTCTGTCGCGTACCGAACGAACATCTGCAGGAAAATGAACCCCGCGTACCTCCACAGCATGACGTAAACACCCGCCATCGACTTCGCGAGGACGCGCGTGAACGACTTCGGTAGCAACGGGATCGTCTGCGACAGACTTGCCGCGAGTTGCGCGACGATCGTGTCGCTCACCTGCTGGGTTGTCTGGACGGGGAACGCCATTTTTACTTCAGCCCAGTAAACGCCATTCCGGCAGCTAGCCCGGTCGTGTTGATTCTCTTCGGACGGATCGGGATGATATCCCCGGGGCGAGCAAAGAACGTCCCCACCGTATCGTCCTCACCTACCGCTACGAACGTGCCGCCCGCCGCGTCAGTGCAAGCATTGCAGTGCACGGCCCTCGGCACGAACGCGAAATTCGTAGAGTTGTGCGGGGTTAGTGCTGCCCACGTGCGGGATGCCGAATCGATGACGTTCTGGTCCTTGAATGGGACGGACTGCTCGTCTGCGTACGCCACGTCTAAACTCCTGTCTCGACGTAGATGAACTGGAACACCTTGCCATTCACCGTCACGTCGATCTGAATCTTCACGGTGTTCAGCGCTGGCATCGTCACCACGACGGCGATCGCGCTTGCCGGGGTCGGCACCATCCACGCCGTGTCCCGCGTCACCGCGTCCTCGATCCTGCGAAGCGATGCCGGGATGAGCGGGAGCGACTTCAGCAGGTGCTGAGTTTCGCTCCGGTACTGATGCGATGCTTCAGTCTCGGACCAGTTGCCCCACCACTGGACTGGTTTGTCTCCGTCGGCTCCGCCGTCCTCGACGTTACCGCCAAACAGCGACAGGTAGACGGCTGCACCAAGCCCGTCGCCCATCGTGAACAGCCCGTTCGTGATGGTGATCTCGCCGCCGTCCGACGTGTTCTCGAGTACGACGTCGGTCATGCTGCAAAGATGTTGCTGAAGGTGTTCATGTTTGCCGGAGTGCTCGCGAGCACGAGTCCAGAGATCTGAGCTGTTGGCCCGTTGCCGCCCGGAACACCCATCTTGATCTGGCCCAGCAGTTCCTCACCGAGCAGCGAAGCCGGCCCCTCGTAGGTCCAGCAGGCAAGCCCTCCGCCTGAAAGCTGCGCGTTAAGCGCGATGATCAGGTCGAGCAGGGCGTCAATGCGAAGCTGAATGTTGCCAATCGCGACCGTGATATCCGCCCGGACGTTGACCATGTTTTCGAGCATGACGCCGAGGTCTAGACCGAGGCCTACGTCCAGCAGGATTTGCGGGTTGGGAAGGTTCAGGCCCAGTGAGATCTGAAGCTGTGCTTCTAGGCTGGCCTTCATTCCCTCGAGTTCGAGCAGGAGTGCCCGCAGCCGCAGCATGATAGTCCCGAGGCCAGTGCTCCATTCGGCGGCCCCGAGTTGCCCGAGGTAGTGCAGACCGTCCGCCGAGCTTCCCGTGTTGAATCCCTGCGAGAACCCGAGCCAGGTCCCCGGGCTTTCGGTCGCGATGATCGTTGCGCGGACCTGGGCGGGCGCCGGCGTGTTTCCGAACCCGCTTGCTGTTGCCGTGCTGAGCAGGGCACCAAACCCGTGTGCCGTCCCGCTGTAGCTCCAACCGGAGATGCCAGGTACCGCGAGTCCGAGCTCAAGGGGGGCCGTGATGGCCAAGACGACCTGTAGCTTCAAGTCGATGAGTCCGAGCGTAAGAGCCAGTTCGACATTGCCGTCGATCGCCCCCGACACCCACGTCGTTGGGTCGAGCCCCGCGGTGATCTCGGCTAGATTCAGCCGTGCCGCGAGTTCTGCTGCGTAGGAGAGAGCCACCGGCGGGAAGTCGAGGCCGACTTCAATGCTTGCGGCGATTGCGGGGGTCAGACCGGTGATGTCGAGCTCGAGCTTGGTAATCTCCGCTTGCAGACAAGCAATTGAGGCCTGCAGGCCGATGTTGACGGCGCTGACAGGCAGCGCACCCAGGAACGCGATACTCACTGGCTAGGTACCCGTGCCAGTACCGGCCGATACTCCCGAGACACCGCTGATGATTTGCCCCACGAAGGTGACGCCGCCGGTCGGGCTAGGTGTGGCGGGAGGTAGAGGCAGGAGCGGAACCGGAGCTCCGGCCACCAGCGTGACCCCTCGGATCGAACCACCCACGAAATCGCCCACACACGCTACCTGCCGACCGCCTGCTCCAAGGCGAACGTCGGGGGCGTTCACCGTCACGCGGCCCGTAGACGTGAGCTCGATGGGTGACCCGTTGAGCGACGCGATCACGATGGTTCCGTCGGCCTTGCAGTAGACCTCGGCCACCGCCACCCCGGTCAGTGGGTTGCGGCTGTAGATGCGGCGCTCACCCGCGGTGGCCTTCCGGTTGGCGGCGATCGGGTCGCAGTAGCCAACGGCCAGAACCGAACCCGTGCCCGAGCAGGGCTGCTGGGCCACCGTGTCGCCCGGTAGCGGGACCGCGTCGGTGCCCGCTCCGTCGAAGTGATCAGCGGTCCGGATGTGCCCGCCGCTCTGATCGAACTCGACGTCGAGTCCGCTGTCGGTCGACTTCGCTGCCTTGACCTCGCCTAGAGCTCCCACGGAAACCTCTTCGGCACTTCGCCACCAAACGATCCGGGCAGGCAGACGTTCAGGTCTGCGGTTTCCATTTCTTCTGTCTGGCTCAGCCTGACGTTTCGAATCAGCAGGTCTGTCCAGTCGTAGACCATGGCGTTCGGCGCCTTCAGCCGGATGAAGGTGTTCGGCCTCCAGATGTCACCCTGCGGTGTTCGCCAAGTTGGAAGACCTTCGATCATGTAGCTGATTGAATTTCCGAACATCCTTGACAGCTTCGCGGCCGTGGCCATCGGTGCGTCGGCGTCCTCGGAGTCGTCGCAACTGAAACAATGCGGTCGCACGCTTGACCCGAGCCTGGGGTTGTTCTCGGTCCACTTGGTGCCCTTGCGGCCGCGCTTGGCCGGAGCGAACCCAGTAATCTCCGAGTAGTAGTCTTGAGGGCTGAAGCTCGGTGTCACCTTGACGAGCGGTGGTAGGCCTCCCTCGAGCTGAGCCACGGGCGTTCCTGACGTCTCGGCACGCCACACCTTCAGCTTGCCGCGCGTTGAACTCGTCAGCAGTGCGTTCCGTTGCTGGGCCAGCTTCGTCAGAAAGGCCCACGGCAGCGTCTGCTCATGAATCGCTTTCTTGTCCCACTCGTTTGCCCTCTTCTCGCTCAATGGGTCGAGGGCGACCTTACCGAATGGAGCATTGTCTCTAAGTCCGAAGTCGACGTCGACTCCGAAGTGTGCGCACAATAGCTCACAGATTTCACGAAGCCCTACCCCGTGCCACTCGAGCGGGAGCGCAGAGGCCGGCGGGCTGCAGTCCCCGAGGACACCAGGGATGGCGTAGCCTGCAACGTCCACCGTGCTTGACTCCTCCGTGACGTTCGGAGTGACCTCGACCAGTGTCCCGGTGAAGAGAGCCACACCGTCGAGCGTCACATCGATCGGCTGGAACCCAAATGGCCGGAAAAGCTCCCGGAACTCGCGTCGCTCTGCCTCAAACGGGGCCGAGAGCGCAATGGTGTCGATCGTGTCCAGACCTAGGTTGATCTCGAGACTCGACCAATGTGCGAACGCTTTCTCGCTGATACGCACCTCGACCCGCTCAGGCATGGTAGTACTTCACCGTTTGCCCACGCTGCAGTTCGAGGATCTGAGAGCCGGTGAGGTTGTTCGTCTCGATCAGGTAGTCGAGCGGATCGAAGCCATCGACCGGATCGACGTGCCCATAGAACTCAGATGCGAGGTCGACGATCGTCCTTTCCCGATCGAGCACCAGTCGCCGCTCGGGGACGAGGTTGAATGAGATCTGAATGAGGTTTCCAGCCGCTATCGAGACCGCCCGATGCAGCTCGGCATAGGAGGCTCCGGCGTCCAGCTGGTAGGTTCCTGTCTTCGGCACGGCCCCGAGCGCGACGAACCCCGCTTCCCGCCAGGCCGTGTATGCGTCCATCTGCGCGAGAAGCGTCTCGGCCGCGACGATTGCGTCCGGCTTCGCCAGAAAGACTCCAGCCTTCCCAGCTGGCTGCCTGTACCCGCTCGGAGCATCCTCAAGCGCGATCGTCTGCTGCGCCTGAAACGTTGAGTCCAGCGTGCTCGTGACGCTGCCTGCCATTGCGTGCGCAGCGAACAGGTCGGCCGCGTGGAACCCGTTGGCGATCAGCTGAGTCCGCCGCGTCACACCGATGCGGCCAGCCGTTGCCGTAGGAACCGAGTCCAGCGCATCGCCGGGCCTCCCTGCCTCCGACTCGAAGATGCTGTCGAAGAGCTCCCCGTACGCATCTAGCCTCGACTTGAGTCCGTCGATTGCACGGGCAGGGGCCGTGATGAGGTTTGCGATCTGCTGGGCTAGCTGCAGTGGCTGCCCGATGAGGACGTCCATCCCGTAGTTGATGGTGCTCTGCAGGTCACGGAAGTCGCGATTGACCCCAGACACGAGGTCGGACACCTGCTGCAGGGTGTCGCTGACGATGTTCAGCAGAGCGCGGATCAGACCCTTGCCAGCCGCCTTCGATATTGCGTCCGATAGGTCTGTAGCGTCTGCGAACTGCTGGGCTGACGCCAGAGTGAATGCTTGCAGGGCCGCGGCAATCACGCTCCCAGGATCCTGCAAGGCCAGCGGAAAGAGCTCGCGGATCGTTGTCCAAAACGTAACTTCGATGATTGTTTGGTTTGCGCCTGTCTTCAAGTCGTCGCGCCGTGTGATCTCTCCGAACGGGACAACGTTGAACGTCCCATACATTGGGTGTTCCAGCTTCCCGATGCCGGGCTCCAGCAGCAACTCATTGAAAACAGTGGCTGATATGTCGTGCAACGATCCCCAGAAGATGCAGCGCATCGGGTATCGTCTTGAGCCATAGCCGTTCTGCTGGACGTACTCGCCGTCAACTCCCGGGAACCCAAACGCTGCGGTTCTGAGCTCGACAATTCGACTTACGTCCTCGTAGTCAAAGACGATCCTTGTCCCGCTTTTTGGAGAGGTGTATGCCGCCTCACGAATTCTGTCTTCCCACGTCGCCATCAGAACGCCCCCGAATGGGCCAAGCGCAGCCCGACTCCGCTGCCCTTCGGAGACCTTGTGACCTTGGCCTTGCCTGTTTCGTCCTTGATCGTGACCTCGGCCTTGGTTGTCGTCGTCGTGTTGCTCTCGCTGATGGTGCGCGCGGTCCTATCCTGAGGGGTGACCATTTGCGGACCCGAGCCCGGAGGCGCCCCGGGGCTGTCCCCGGTTCCTGCACCCTCCCACCCGAGGGCAGTGCCACCCTTGCCCTGCACGAACCCGATCACCTGCTCGATGCGGGACATCAGCCCACCGAGCACGGAGTTGAAGGTGTCAGCGACGCTCTGCCACAGGCCGGAGAAGAAGCTGACGATCGGGGAGAAGATGGACACGAATAGGTCGTACTTGGACCGCAGATCATCGGCGATCGCATCCCAGACAGCACTGAACGCGAGCTTGATGCTGCCCCAGATTGTCGAGAACACTCCCACGACTGAGCCCCAGATAGACTTGACCGTCTCCAGCTTCTCAGCCGCGTATGCGGAGATCCCGTCGAACGCCCAAGCGAATGCCGCTTTGACAGCATCCCAGATGGCGACGAACACCCCGAGAACCGGAGTCCAGATCGCCCTCAGCACTCCGAAGTAGGCACTGGCCGCCTCGCTGATCAGACCCCAGGCCCACAGGAACGCGGCTTTCACGCCGCCCCAGATTGCCTGGAAGAACGCGACCACCGGAGCGAAGATGCGGCACTGCTCCTCATACCAAATAACGACCAGGCCGACGATGAATTTGATGACACCTTTCACGACCGAGGCAACCGCATCCCAGATTCCCTGGAAGAATGTCACGACCGTCGCCCACCCGAGACGCATGATGGTTGCGGACCGTTCGGCGAACGCGGTGATGCTGTCCCAGATGCCACCGAACCAGGTAGCGACGCTGTTCCAAATCCCAACGAACCAGTCGGCAACCTTCTGCGCTGTCTCCTTCGCGATGTTCCAGAGGTTCAGGAAGAACGCGGATATCTCGGGCCAGAACGCCACGACGAGCGCAATGGCCGCTACGATAGCCATACCTATCAGGACGTACGGGTTCATTGCAGCCAGGACATTGAACGCAGCGACCACGATCATCGCCGCTTTCACCGCCAGCGCTACCGACGCGAAGATTCCGACGATGATTGCAACACGCTTGCCCCATTTGACGATGTCCGGCAACGCATCCCGGATCTTCCCTAGGTACTCCTGAAATCCGGACACGATCAGTTGCTGGTTCGCGGTGACCCATTTTGTCATGCCCTGCACAACGCCACGCAACGGTCCCGACTCCGTGTTGAACAACGCGACCTCGAGCCCCTCTGTCGCCGACTTGAGCAGCGTCAGATCTCCCTTCAGGTTTTGCATCCGAAGGTCGGCCATCTTCTTCGCTGAACCCGCCGCACCGTCGAGCTCCTTCGTGAGTGCTTGCAGCTTCCCAGTGTTGAAGAGGTCCTTCAGATTTGCGGCCGCCTTCTGGCCGCGCAGTCCAACGAGGTCAGCGAAGAACGCGACCTGGTCCAGGTTGCCCCCCGACTTCTTTGCAGCCTGGGACATCTGTCCGATGACCTCGGAAAACGGGAGCATGTTTCCCTTGGCATCCTTGAAGCTGATCCCCCACTTCTTCATCTTTGCCGCGACTTCATCGGTCGGCTTCGCGATGTTCGTCAGCATCGTGTTGACCGCCGAACCCGCGACGGACGCATCGAGACCAACGTCCTGCAGAGCCGCGACGGCTGCCACGACGGATTCCAGGGGGACGTTCAGCTGCCTAGCTGTTGACGCGACGTTCGCCATCGACTCGCCGAGGCTACTGATCGAGCTGTTGGTTCGAGCGGAGGCTAGAGTCAGGACATCCGCGACTCGGTTTGCCTCATCCGCGGCCAGGCCCATGCCCTTGAGCACGTTCGAGACGTGGCCGGCTACCTCCTCGATTCCTGCCCCCTCGGCCGCTGCCGCGTTCAGTACACCGTCGATCCCTTTGATGATCTCGGCGTTTGTGAAGCCCGCGCGCCCCATGAGCTCCATCGCGTTGGCCGCCTCGGTTGCGGTGAACTTCGTCGTCGATCCGAGCTGCAGAGCCTTCTTCTCGAGGTCAGCGATCTGGTCGCGCGTCATCAGTGAGACCGCTCCGACAGCCGTGATAGCTTCCTCGAAGTCGGCACCGACCTTCCCGATCGCAAACGCGGCAGCGCCTCCCGCCGCCCCCAAGACGGCGCCAGCAGTTGCCGCCTTCGCTCCGATGCTGCCAAGAGTTCTGAGAAACCCAGACGCGACCTTGTCAGCGTCGCGCATGCCCAACTTGGCGCTACTGGTCAGACCAATCACGCCGCGGCGCATCCTCGACAATGGCTGCGTGAAGCGATCCACCGCCCTGAAGACCGCGTCTACTGAAAACCGTCCTCCTGCCACTGCTACTTCTTCCTTGGCTTAGTGGCTGCTTTGAGTTCTGGTCGAAGACCTTCGTAGAAGAATCGTATCTCGCCCAGCGTCAGCGTGCGGCAGTCCGGTAGCCCGGAGTAGTCCCTACAGATCTGCCGCAGCATCTCGGTGTAGACGTTGACGAGCGTGTGGGCCGCGTGCGTCTTACCGTCCTCGCGCCTGGCCCGGAGGAGCCGCTGGTCCACGCCGTCGCGAACAAGGGACGTCGCGACAGTGACCCCGGTCGGACCAGCGGGTGCTATCCCCCCAGGTACAGGCCCACGATCGCTAGGCAGACCTTGATGTCGCGCCCCGCCATCTTCGCGAACCGCGGCGCATTCTCGCGGGTCAACTCGGCCATGACCTTGAACATCTTGTCCATGTCGTGGCCCTTTTGACCCTTGTCCATGGCCAAGAGCGTTGCTCCCTTCGGCTCGTAGAACGTCACCGGGGTAGACGGTTCGCTCGCTCTCGGCGTGAACACCGGTTCCCCCTTCTCGTTGACGACAAGGTTTCCGCTTGAGACGGCCGCCAGGAAACGGCGCTTCGCTTGTTCGAAGCTCTTACGATCATCGTCGTCCATACCCTCGGGGCTAACGTCGAGATCCATGGACTCCAGGAATCGTTGGAACTCCTGTTCTGCCACCTCGGTGGCAATCTTCTGTTCGGTCATGCGTGCGTGCTCCATGCGAGTTGCTTTATGCCGACCCTCGGTGGGGCCGGTGTTCTGTTTGGCCATGCGTGCGTGCTCCGCGTGGTGCGCCTACTGCTGCTCGGCCTTGCCGGGGCCAGACAGACTGACGCTGGCCGTCGACTTCTGTGTGCTGTACGACGGCGCCTCGGTGAGGATGCATTTGCCCTGGTAGGTGACACCCGACGCCAGGGTGACCGCGAATGCCACGAAGTCTTGGCCGTCCGCGATCTCCTGCAGAAACTCCTGGTCCGCCCGAGTGTCGTCGACCTCGATCTCGAGGCCTTCGATCATCAGCGGTTCTCTAGTCTTGATGATGCGGGCGGTGCCGTTCCCGTTTGCCGCAACCTCGTTGACCCAGCCGCCGAGCTTCCGAGTTGCATCGGTGTCCGCGGGTACCGCGAAGATCCGACCTCGGAGCGAGAGAGATTCGATGCTGCCACCAACTGCCGTCATGTGCTTGCTCCATCGCGCGAGTCCGCGCGCAAACAAGGCTCGAGCCCGGGCGCGCACGCGGCGCCCAGGCTCGGCCCTAGTGTTTTCGTCTCGTTGTTTTGTTCGCCGAACCGGTCAGGCTCAGGCTGCCAGCGCCACCGGGAAGTAGAATCCGAACCTCAGCGTCACGTCCTTGACGTTCGTGTTTCCGCTGAGCGTCACTGGCACCACGACGTCGAGGCGCTTCGGGTTCTGGCTGTTGATGCCGCAGTAGATCTGCGCCTTCGAAGTCGCAGGATCGCTGATGATCGCTTCGAGCCCGAGCGAATCGAGCATCGCCGCAACGACCGCCTTTGCATCCTTCGGACGCTTTGCATTCGGACGCACGGTCGGCTGTAGGTCAGGAATCAGGGGCGCGCCGGCCCATTCCTTCGCCGCGAAGATCAACGAGATGTTGTAGATGATGTTCTGCAACCGCACGATGTCGACCACGTATCGATACGCCGGGGGCTCTTCGCCGGTCGGTGCGTAGAAGGTGACCGTATCGCCGATCGTCAGGATGTTGTCGACGACCTCGGCCGTTGAGCTTCCGCCCTTGAGTGCCAGGTCGCGGTTCGGGTAGTCCCACTGGTCGATGTCGTCGCCTGGGACGATGCCGGTGATTTGCTCGGCACCGTAGTCCGTCGGAGGATTGTTGTTCGCGACCTTGGCGATCCTGGCCACGTGTCGGGCTGCTACTACGCACGGGATATTCGGCGAGCCAGGGGCCACGACTTGCGCGTTCACGCGGTCGGTCGTCCTTGTCTCCGAAATCGCGATTGCCTCGGCAACCGTCGGTGTGCCAAAGCCGGTCCACCCGGTGAACACCACAGCGGGCTTGTGGTAGAGCGTGCCCCAGCGGCCCTCGCCCCAGGTGGCGTATGCCGTCATAGCGGTCTCGTCTTCGGGGTCGAGACCGTTGACCAGCATCGTGTTCCAAACGTTCCCGATCTTGGTCAGAGGCGTATCGACCGTCGGGTTCGCCGCTCCGCTCGCCATCGCCACGATGGTGAAGATCACGCCGTTTGCGTCCGCAGTCCCCGACGTGAGCACTTCACCGTCCGAGTTCAGGATCTGAATCGTGATCCCGTTCGCCGATGTGCCCTCCCACTTCGATGTGAGGTCGAGATCTGTCGTACCATCGGCTGCCGTTACCGGCATGTGCGGGACGCCGCCGACTGCGACAACCATCGCGTCCACCACGGTACCGGGTACCACGGCGCCAGCTGCCACCGTGAAGGGCTCGGAGAGAACTCCCCCGATGCGGGCGTAGTAGGTCTGGGTTGCCGCCGCCGTTCCGCTCGGGGTCACCGAGCCAACCGCTGCCGCTCCGCCTGAAGCGTCGTTCATTGGAATAACGTCGATCGGAATGGTGCCCACTCCGTCACCGTTCGCCGGCAACAGCTCACGCAACATCAGGTGGATCTGGCTGCCGTACCCGTACCGCGCGCCACCGGCGTTCGCCGAGGTGGCGGTCCATTTGTTGAGGCTGTACCCAGCAGACGCGGTCGCGCCCTGGGCAATGACAGCGATCCTCTGCGGAAGGTACTTGACCGATCCGCCTCGCGTGTCTTGGTATTCGGTGGTGATGCCCAGCACGCGGGCAATAGCACTCGCATCGACGCCCATGGTCGTTTCTCCTTGGTTTGGTTGCCCGCGGGACAGGCCCGCGTCATTCGATTGGTGTGTCGACTGACAGGTACAACTGTCCGTCACTCGCCCTGGTCACGTCGGTCACGATCCGTTCGATGATCTGACCTTCGACCTGAGGCGACTCTTCGCCGAAGACGACTTCCAGCGTCAGGCGATACGCCATGACGTTCTGTATCGGTCGATCGTTTTCTGCTGGCTGGTGCCGCTCGATCGATGTGAGGAATCGAGAAGCCACGACACCGCGCAGCCCGAGGTAGGTGTAGTGGGCGGCCATCAGGGACTGCTCGGCGAGAGTCGATGCCCAGTTCGCCTGGGTGTCGGCCGACAGCTCTCCAGGGATCTGCCCGCCAGCGGCCGCCTGCGTCTTGCCGTATCCGAAGCAGTCCACGTAAAACACCGCAGCCCCTCGGCGGTCCTTGACGGCGTTCGATTTCGCTTTGTCGAAATCCTGCTTGACGAATGTGACGTTGACGATCGGAAACGATGAAGCCGAGCCCGTGTCGGGAGCATCTATCCATTCGGCGATCGGGTTCGTCCGGCCAGTGAAGACGCGCAGACGGTATGGATCCGTGGATGCCCCCGCTGAGGTCGCCAACTGCTGCTGCAGGGCCGCCTCTTCGAGGATGATTGACCCGATCGCGTCCCGCACGAGGACCCGATTGAGCTCGGTGATCCGAGTCGTGATCTGGCCAGCCATGGTTCAGGCGATCGCGATGAGCATCAGGGACAGCTGCGAGACCGTCGCATCCGTGGTATCGGTGTGGTTGGCGAGCAGGAGCTCCAGCTCCTCGCCGGTCGAGAGCGTCACGCCCTCGGAAAGCCAGAGCGGCGCGTCGCCGGTTGAGCCCGGTGTCAGCCGTGCGGATTGCCCGACCGGAACCCCGTCGATCGCGAACCGCAGGCCGAAGGTGTTGGCCGCCGAGGCAGGGACGAGGGTTCCGCTCGCTACGGCGTGCACCGACGCCGTCCGGGCGCCGTCGTATTGCAGCGCCGCCCCGGATGCGCCCGCGCTGAAGCCCCAGAGGAGGCCGCCGGCGGCGAACGTGCCCGCGATGCGGGTCCAGACGTCCAGCTCGAGGTCCGTCAACGCTGGCACCGAGAGCTGTAGGTGGCCGATGCCCACGACCGCGCGGCCCAGCCCCAGGCGCTCCCACGTCGGTGTGGATGCCGTCAGGACCCAGTACTCGCTGGTGTCCGTCTGCCGGTACAGGCGCCCGACGTCGGCCGCGGTGAAGCCCGTGAGGGCCAGCCGCGCGGTGTCGTTGGCAACGACAGTGACGGGTAGGTGCAGCAGGTCGAGCTCAGCCATGGGTCACTCGCTCCCCGGCGGATGTCACCGGGATCCCACCGGAGGTGACGAGTGTCGCCCCGGTTGCCTCACAGGCCTCGAGTAGGCAGACGACGAGGCCCAGCGATCGGTCCGGCCTGGCCTCAGAAACCGCAAACAGGTAGCTGTTGCCCTGGACGTCGTCGAAGCTCACGAGCCAGGGTGCGCTTGTGGTGTCGGCTATCCCTCGTGGCTC